CTGACTAATTGGATACGCGGAATCATGCCATACCCAAAACTCTATAGTAAAATCTCTTCCAAGATAATTAGAATCACTTGTTTCTACATTAATAGTATCATTACCATCAAAATATAAAGACGATCCGTAGTAAAGACTTTGAGAAGTGGATATAGTTGGAGTACCGCTGCTGCCTCCGGTTATGGTTTTCGGAGTACCTGAACCGCGTATTACATGTGAATAATCTCCGTACCCGCTCTGCAAACCGCCAAGAACATTTGGCTGGGCGAATAGTAAATATTGCTTAAATGGATCGTCGCGAAGCGCCCCGGTATAATCCCCAACTCCATCTACCCTGCATCTTGGCTGGGGAAGATTCTCCTGGAGCTTGAGGATGCTGTTTGGGGTGCAGTGAAAGTCAGCGCCGAAGTTATTACTATCGTTCATCGGCAGGTAGAACCCATTCACTCCGAACCCACCACGACGATTGATATCAGCAATAATCACTCTGGGCTTTTTGGGAACCCACTGGCCCGGACGGAAATCGGTGGAGAGCGCGGAACCGGCGGAGATGTACCCCTTTCCTGGCTTATTGAACCCGAATACGTCGGGGGTTAAAGCCTGACCATCCACGAAGAATATATCAGTAAATTGGTTTCTGGAGTAGTTAGACGGATCCGTTCCGTTACCGTAATCAACACCGATCCCGTGCTTTGTCAGTCCGTTTACGTATGTCTGTAGGTTCTGAGTTACAAATCCAGTAGTGAGTAGACTTTTCTGCAGGACTCCATTTATAAATAGTTGGGTCCTTTCCTGCGCTGTTGATGCCGTTGTATCCACAGACACCATGTAGTGCACCCAACCACCAAAATCTCTCTGTAACGCGGAGGAAGTTACTTGATAATCGGTAGATTCAGTATGATTAAGTCCAAAGTCGTTTCCGTTTGTCTGGATATACTTTGCTACTCTTGTTCTATAGTATAGGGTAGATTGGCCAGCAGCGCAAAAATAAACATCTTGACCGGTTCCAGATTGTGATAGTTTATGATTTTTTGCCCATCCGCTCCAGGTCCATACCCTACGATTGCCGGCACTTGTGGGGATTCTCTGTAAGTACTCGTTCGCCATGATTGTCTATCCTCCTCAGCCTAAGATGGTAGAGCCACTTGGCACGTAGTCCGTGATGATCTCCACCCACGCTGTGCCATCGTAGATCTCCTTCGAGCCGGTCTCCGTATTCCACCTCTCGTACCCCGCCTGGGGGACACTAGGACGTTGGGCCGTGGTTCCGCTCGGCAGTCCCAGGGCCCCCGTGGCGAGACCGAGCGTGACGTTCCCGGTCTCACTCACCTCGAGTAGCGGGAGGCCCGAGGAGTTGCTCACACTGAATAATGCCCCTCCGATATCGTCGGAGATGGCCATGAGGGTCCCGTTCTGCTCACCGGTAAAGGTGATGGTGGAGCCATCGGACGCGTTAGGACCGGGAATCACCTCGAGCGTGATATCTTGGCCCGCGAAGCTACTCGAGGCGGCGCTGAAGACGATCTTAGGGGCCGCCGATGCCGACCCTCGGTTCGGGGTTATGACGATGTCCTTGTCGGAGAGGGCCATGAGAAGTGGTGATATTTACTTATCTATAGTGACTTTAAACTACGGATTTTTCTTCTCCTCCCGAGTTGGAATCAGAGAGGGCGAGGCGTTCCGCCTCTGCCCGATCTGCCTCCATCTGCGCCATTACTTCTTCCCAGGTAGGGGGAGAGGTACCATTAGGGCAGTCCCACATGGTAAATGTCGTATTATACAGTGCAAACTCCGCACCTGGACGTAGTTTTTTGATCGCAACGTCAACTCCAAATAATCCTAGATACTCTTCCATCATGGGATAAAGAAATCGGTACCCACTGTCGTGAATTTATGGAGGGTGTAACCTGGTCTGGATGTTGTGTCTACTGTTCCTCCAATACCTCTTTGTGGTCCCTGATAGGCAATGATGACGATACCTGAGCCACCTGCATATCCAGTATTTGTATTTGCGGCTGCATAAGTACCCGCACCACCATTTCCTGTATTTGCAGATCCTATAGTACTACTAGCTTCTCCACCTTGACCACCAGTAGCATAAGTAACTGAAGATCCTGTAATTGCATAACTTAGTCCTACGCCACCAAGTCCACCAACTCCACCACCAGATCCAGTATTTGATTGCCCAGCACCACCAGCACCACCACCACCAGCACCTGAAGCACTTATACTTAAAACTCCACCCCCATTATTACCTTGCCCAGCAACACCAAATCCTCCATTTGCTACTGTATTGTAAACTCTATATCCTCCACCACCTCCAGAACCACCATTATTTCCAGTATTTCCACCAATTCCACCAGATCCACCACCACCACCTCCAAAGGCAACTAATGGTCCAAAAACAGAATTATTTCCATTGCCACCATTTGCTCCAGTAGTTGCATTTTGACCTGTTCCACCTGCACCAACTGTAACAGTGTATTTTGTTCCTGCAGATACTGAATACGATGAGTAATATAGTAATCCACCTGCTCCACCACCGCCTCCACCACCAGCACTAGTAGCAGAACCACCACCAGCTCCACCACCACCAACTATAAGTAACTCAACATTATAATCAGTTGCTGGATAACGAACGATTACGATACCATTGGAACCATTCGATGAGTTTCTTTGACTATTTGCATCAGGTAATCCTTGAGATCCACCACCACCGGATCCGGTGTTTGGAATTCCATTTGTCGCTGGACTAACATTCGATCCACCATTCTCCCCACCTTTTCCTCCTACCCCACTACCTCCTAATCCCCCTGCATTAATTGTTCCCCAGAATCCCCCTCCTCCACCACCAGCGTAAAATTGAGGCGTTCCGGATATATTATAAAGCAATCCTGCACCCCCATTTCCTGCAGTTCCAGCACTAGTTCCATTACCTTCAGTTCCATCTCCTCCGACCCCACCAGCTCCACCGCCTCCGCCACCATGCCCGTACGAGGATCCGGTGTCCGGAAATCCTCCTCTACCACCAGAAAATCCCTGCCCAGAGGTCCCAGAACTTCCAGTAGTTGCAGTAGTAAACCCGGACCCTCCGCCGCCTGAACCGCCGGCGCTACCATTTTGAAAACTAGCCTCACTACCTCCTCTACCGCCACCAATGGCGGTTAGTGATGAGAATACACTATTTCCCCCATTAGCCTCCGGGGCACCACCAGCTCCGATAGTAACTCCAATTCCACTACTAGAATTTACAGAAAACGCCGAGTTATAGAGCAGACCTCCTGCTCCACCACCGCCACCTCCATGTTGACTACCACCGCCACCACCACCAGCAACACATAAGACTTCTACCTTTCCACTATTACCGGCACACAAAGGAGTGAATGTATTTGTGTATGATGTGTATCTTACTTTGAGAGCATCATAGTTCTGTGCGACTTCTGCTGCTGAGAGAGCACGGTTATAAACTTGAAATGCTGATATATTACCATTAAACCACTCATTTGCTCTATCTGCGTCAACGTTCCCAAGTCTTGCAGTATTTAAATCAACCATTGAGGGAACATTTTTTACTGTATTTGATGATACTAAAACTCCATTTAAGTATAATGACGCACCAATATTATTATCCCCAACAAGCACAAGATTGTACCAAGTGTTTGCCGAATACGAAGCCTGTAAAAAATTACTTGTGGTACTAAATGATGCAAATAATTTCCCAGTATTAGAGTTATAATTTGTTGTAATCCAAATGCCACTAGTATTATCTGGAGTATCAAAAATATTTTGATACGATGTTCCAGAAGAAGATTTGAACCATACTGAAATTGTTACAGCTCCATTTAACGGAATGTTGGTACTTGGGAAAGTTACTTTTGCATTTGTTCCATTAAAGGAAATATTTCCACCATCTCCATTGCTATAACTAGAATTAACTAAAGTACCATTATATCCCCTACCACTCAAATCAGTCCATGTAGTCCCACTACCAGGGTACGAACGTGGGTCACCCGCGTCAAGATTGAGTACCAATCCGTCCGTGACTAACTCACTCGGGAAGGTGTGTATCCGGTAAGGACCGACTCTCTTGATGCTTCCGCCGGTAGCACTGATCACTCTGGGGCCGATATGCTGGGACATGGTGTGGATTAATTGTCTGGGATTTCAACTTCGAGGCGCTCGACGTCGGTACGTTCCGCGAAAATAACGTAGGAGTAGAGGGTGGTAACGTCCTCCCTACCTACGTAGACCTTATTATCTGCTATCCTTTCAACCCAGATATTAGCGTTCTGACCGATAGGAGTGAGATGGGCAGTGATCGACTCAGGGTCCACGAGACCCACCCAGTACTCAGGTAACTCCACCACTCCGGAGTCGCTCCGGCCTCTCACGTAGACACCGTTCTCCGGACCCTCCAAGCTTCCGTGACGGAGCCTGTACCCTGGCTTGGTGGGGTGGGGAATGACGAAGGACTTGGTCGTCGCCGCGAACGACCCATTCACCTCGAGTTTGTACGTGGTAGTGTTTGTTCCTATCGCGACGTTCCCGTTGGATAGGATATAGAGTTTGTTAGAAGAGACCCCGTTGTCGTCCTTGGTGGCGAATCTCAACTCGTTACCGAATCCGTTCGCACCACCACTTCCACTGGTGACGGCCCGGATCTCAGAGAAGTTCCCTGTGCCGCTGCCGACGAAGTATATGGTCCCGAGTGTGATACCACTCGCGTCCGCGATCGGGTTCCTCAGCTCCAGGACCCCGCGGGCGGTGAGAGTGGTGCCATCGCCGACGACCGAGAGGCACCTGGAGTTCGCGTTGACACTGATGAAGTTCGGGGAGGTGGTCCCGACTCCGAGACTCGAGGTCGTGGTGATCTTGCCGGTCGTGTTGATCTCCGCGGTGACCCCGGTCCTAGTGACTGTCGAGTGGAGGTACTGGGTGTGGTCATCTCCCGCCAACCCGGTGAGTTGCGAGTGCGCCGAGACCTGCGCCGAGCCAAACTGGCTGTAGAGCAGCATCCAGCAGTCGGTGTCCGCCTGGGGCGCCTCGGAGAAGACGATCTTGTCCGAAGAGATGGTGTAAGACTGCCCTGGTTCCTGGAGCACACCACCCAGCGAGACTATTACTCCAGCGGAGAGAGTGGGGTAGGTGGGGATGCCTCCGTAGCGAAGGTTGAAGGTAGTCAGGACGCCGTTGAACTGCGACTCGATGCTATCGAGGAGTTTCTGCGATCCTATAACCGGCGATCTTCCAAGATACATCTACTATAACGCCCGATACTATACCTGTCTTTAAACTCGGGAGGTGAGGTCTACGGGACCTCGGAGACAACATCCTCGACGGCGTCCTTGACGGCCTGAGGGGTAATATCTACGATCCTCTGAGCCTCGGCCCTCTCCGTCTCGTCGCGGACGATCTCGGGATTGCGGATCGTCTCTGTCACGGGTTCCATCGTCTCCGGGTCGATAGAGGTGATATCTACGAACTCGGGGAGAGGTTCGATGGCGGTTTGGGTGATAAGGGTCTGGGTAATGGGTTTGAGAGAGGAATTTCCGTTCTCATCCAATGTGGGTTCTTGGCCAATCACCACCTCCTCGGTGATTTCCGGGCGGCCTTCGGACAGAATGTACTGGGAGAGGCGGTCGAGAGCCGTGATGTATTCCCTGAGTTGCCTGTTAAATACCCAGTTATCCGCGGCCTCTTGGACCCAGGATGGCACAGGGCCGATGGTGGTCCCGCCGGTGATGGTCTTGGGGTATTGCTCCTTGATCGAGGTGATGGTATCCTGCCAGATAGTGGTGCTGTTGATGGCGTCCCAGTACTGCATGTCCTGCTGATCCTGGAGGGAGGGATAGGCGGCCTGGCGAAGTTCGACGTACGATGGCTCACGGATGTCCGGACCCTCCACGATCTCGATGCCTTGTTCGGCAACGTCTTGGATGAAACGTTGATAATCGGAATTTTCTTCAACTAAAGGAAATAAAGTATATGTATCTATGTTTTTTATACATACGATGTTACTTGAGTACTCATCTTGAATCAGTTTATACATCTTTAAAGCTCCGCAGAAAATGTAATAGCAGTACTAGAGGTGACTGATCTTGCGTAAGCACCGTATCCAGTTGTACCACTAGTTGCGCTGGTTAATCTAATCACATATGAATCTGGATTTGATTGATATGATGCAATTGAATTTACTGTAAATGATGCGGATGGATGCGTATAATTGAGGTCGCCAATATTACCAGTATATGAAACTGCGGGGGCAGTTCTCATCGTTTGTTTTAAAAATCCTCCTCCGTAAAAACTTGTACCATCAACAAATCCAGAAGCAAAAACGTCATTAGTACTTGAAGTTTTACCTATTAGTTGATAGTACCTCTGGCACAACGCAAGTTCCTGCGTATAACTACGATATTCAAAAGGAGTTGCGGTTTTTCCTATCTCTATTTGTACTCCAGAAATCTGCCATGTTGCTCCAGAGACTGTGAGTGGAGCGGTTACACCAGAAAATGCCCCTCTACCAGCTCCGGCAGTTCCCCACGTATTTAAAGTGCCGTTAAAATTAGAACCACTACCAAGATTAAACCCAACACGCAATCCAGCAGTATTATCTGTTGTCCACGTTCCGGAAGTATCTCCGGGCACGGTGATTGACTTATACTCCCAAGTATTTGCAGAATTTATACTATACTGACTAACGTATGATCTGTTTCCGGCACCGTTAGCGAATCCAACTCCGAACGATCCAGTTAAAGAACTTTTAACCCAAAAGGAGATAGTGAATGACTTTGCCGAAGAAGTCCCGAAAGCCAGAGGAATAGTATTTAACCCCTCGATGTATTGGGAGATATGTTTACTATCTGTTGCTGAAACTGCCGCAGCTGATGTAGTAGTGACCAGTAGGGAGTTAGAAAACCCTGGCGGTGGGGATACCGAGGATCTTTCTACTGTGTACGTGGAAGATCCATTTACATTTTGAGCAAACCACCTATCCGGAGCGTAAAGAACAGATATTCCTACAGTTATTGTATTAGCAACACCCGAGTTTCTCTGATCTACATTCATCGCACCATTAATAACTAAGTTCCTATTTCCAACTCCGAGGATCCCCATGGCGTCCTGAGGAGTATTAGTCGCCATCAGTGAGGCGCCATTGATGCCTATAGGCCTCTCGAGCTGGGAGAGTTTCTCCCGTATGTTGACCGCTGGTTTGGTGATTGTTACTGCCATGGGAGGGTAATCAGGTTCTTACTGTTCGGCTACCAGGCCATTGGAGGCACTGATCGCGGTACTCACCGCGGTGGTGGTGTTAGCCACTCTCTCCAGACCTTGGAAATCGCTACGGCCTGAGGGGGTACCCACGTGGAGGAGGCGGGTGGTATCGTCGTAGGCGATTGCGGTTACAGTATCACTAGAGCCATACAGTGTTGCTTTAGAGTTTTCTTGGAAGAGTGCTTTCTCGTCATTGTAAATCTTTAGGATTTGTTCTGGAGATGGCGCTGATGCCGAGGCTCTAACTAAAGCAAGAGAACCTGGAAAGGGTCTTCCTATGGAACCGCTTAAAGGAACTCTCTCTACGCCAACCATTGTGGGTATGAAGTTAGAAGTAGGTGCCTTTGGATTTACTGCATTTGTCTGTGTTGCAACTACGGAACCATTTACAAAAACTCTCGCGGTAGTCCCCGAGAATGTAACAGAAATAAAAGACCAAGTATTTAATGGAACATTTCCAACTTCAGCTAACAATGTTCCCCAACTACCTAAATCCGTACTTTCATTCCAGTCACTAGAACACACGAATGTTATCTTATTATTGTAGTAATTAAGTGCGTATGGTCCATAAACACCATTACCCCCTCTTCCAATAATTGCACCCACAGAAGTTCCTGTTGGGTATATCCACGCAAGAAGACTGAAACTACCAGTGTTAAAATTTAATGATGAGTTGTATGGTTGGGAGAGGTAGTTGGTCGTACTAAATCCACTATATGCGACCAAATCTGCATTAGTTGCAACGGATGTTTTGGTGAGAGTTCCGTATACCGCAAGACCTTGATTATTTACACTGCGATCTAATTCTTCACGACGAACAGAAACATTATCTACGATAATCGATGTTCCATTCGCATCAATAGCAAATCCTAAAGTAGTAGTAGTACTAGCTGCAGTAAAATATGCAGTTAATTGTCTGGTTTGACCAGTAGTTCCAGTTATTCCAGCTAACTGTGTTCCTGCCCATCCAGTTCCATTCATAATATACATATCTCCTCTACTTCCAGAGGAATTTACGGTAGCTGTAGCAACATATCTTTGTCCTGCAACAGTTGTAAATGCTTGATATGTTACTGCTCCAGAACCACCACTCCTGGTGATCTGCATTGCGCCAGAAGACCAAGTATTTGTTGAGTTAAATGTAGTCCATCCAGTGGTATTACTATCAAAAGTCCCATTTGTAACTAACTCAGTCCCAGTCACGCTTGCAGTACTTGTATCACTCAACCAAGCACCTTTGATGTCTCCGTGCATCCATCCGGTGTTGTACGTGGTTCCTATATAGTTAGCCATCCCATTCGCCTTATTCGTCTCATCCTCCAGTATCCTTCTTATGCCCGCATAATCGTAACCGTACACGTACCCATCCCCAACTCCTAAAATCTTTCCTGCAGAACCTTCTTGATAACCAAAAGACGGAGTTGTGGAGTTGACATAAAATCCGTAGGAGAATGAGTTTCTAAACGGAGAGACGTTTATCGCTCTTCCGGCATACTCGTAACCGGCTCTATGACCGTACGCTAATCTGTCCCCCTTAACAAATCCAAGTTTGAGAATCGCGGCGTTATCGGTATTCTCCACCGTCCCATCATCTTTGATCATAGTCACACCACCTTGAGTCGCAACAGCGACTGTAGGGACTGGGAGGCCAGTAGAGGGATCGATTGGCGCATTTGGAAGTACTGTCGTTGCTACATCGTACAAAGGATACGAAATAAGTGCCCTAGATGAGTTATAATTTGTCCACAGATTATTTGTATCAGTTGGATTTCTGTTCAGTACGTTTCTCATGGAATTCCAACTACCGCTTACTGCAGTGGAAGTAATAGTATCTTTAATAAAGGATACATCAACAACACTATCTAAACTATCAGCCCATATAATACTACCATTTACTGCAACTACAGAAACTACGCTTCTATTATTGAATATTGCACCATATTGATTTACATTTGATGTAAACACCATCCACATCGGCATATCTGGATCATCGCCGTCATAGACAGTAACTCTATTTGGAGATGTTGAGGCGACGATCACGGCCACCGCGGGGAACTCCCTCCTGCTCCCTCTTGTGGGAGTGTTGAGTGTCTCATTGTACCAAGAGGTGTGTTGGGTCCGCTTCCTCCATGCCCCACCATCGGAGTCCTTGCGGGTATCGTAGACGAAAACATCCACCGCGGTGCTCGGGATCACCGAGGAGTGACCAGAGAGATTGGTGAGCTCTAAATTATTGATGACAACACTATCGGGGGATTGATAGGCTAGACCTCCTAGCATCCCATTAGTAGGGACTTGGTTGTTTCCAGTTCCGATAAGATTTGGCATGAGATTACTATAAGGTCAGGTTCTGAATTTGCGTATTAGTCAACGCACTATTATAAACCATAAATCTTCTGATATGGCCGCACCAATTCCTGGGTGAGTCTCCAAAACTACTATTCCCAAGAACCAAAGATGAGGTTGATGTGGATGTTAGCGTTGTCGTTGCGCTACTATTAGTAACCGCCCCACCATTCAACGATACTGTATTATATCCTGAAGTTCTGATAACTTGGCAGAATTTAAATCCTGTATTTACCACCGCCGGACCAGTGACACTATGACTACTGGTATAACTTGTAAAGAAATCAAAATCCCCACTATTTTGAATTAGTGGTCTTATGGATTGAGTTCCTGTGGCTCCGGTCGGAATTATTTCATACAGACGTCTTGCGTACTGAAGAACTTGAGTATCATATTCTCCGTAAATGGTACATGGGAACGAGAACGTTGGGTTAGCGATGCTTACATTATCAACTGCACGAGCTATCGTGGAACCTGATGTTGGGATATAAGAGGTTGCAAATGAACCTGCTTCAAATTGAGCACCCCAAATATAAAGAGTTCCAGCATTATCTAAATGTATTTGAAAGTCTGCAGAAGCAAGATTTGTACAGGTTAATTCACATCTATACCAACCATTTGCAAGTTGTTGAATATATGTTCTATCCGGAGGTCCATACGCATTACTTACGGAACCACTTCCAGTTAAGTTAAAAGTTGCTCCCTCATCATTAGTTCCATCATACCGATTTAAACGAACTGTAGTACTAGTTCCAGCTTTTACATATAAACTGATTGTATGTACTCCGGTACTATTATAAGAAACAGTACTTGTAAAATATCTTAAAAAACCAGTTCCACTAATTAAATCGGCAGTACTAGTGCCATCAGGAGCTGTTATTTGATCTGCTACAGTAGATGACATAGAGGATGCCCATTCAGCCAGAGTAAAATTAGTACTATATCTAACATAATTAGTTCTACTCTCTTCAAGTAATAATCCCAAACTTTCTCCAGTCGCTGGATTATGATCGAATCTAGGAACATTCTCTGGAACCGTGCGAATAATTCCCCTATCATCAGTATAGGTCCCAAGACTATTTCTATAGAAGGTGATACGTTGATCTAGAACCTTACTCTTAGCGAAATTTAGATCGAGAGTTGGTTGGGTAGAAGGGTAGTCTGTAGAGGTTACGTCGATATCCCCCAGGGTTCCGTAGATAGCCATGGGTCACTCCACCTCCTCTAGTAGAAATTTAAACTTCTTACCTGACCGTCGGTTTATGAGATATAGTTCCTCCTCGCCCTCTTGAATAGTGTAGGCACCCCATGTCCCATCGATGTCATTCGCGGAGCCTTCATTGCTGAGCTGAAGGTCCGCCGAGTAGATATTTGCCCAGCGAAAACTTGCTGAACCCAGGTCATATGTGCTATTGACACTGGGTCTCAGCGTCCCACCGGATTCCAGTATGAGTTTATTAGTCCCACTGGTTCTGAACTGCAGGTTCGTGGCCCCGATAGAGGCTATGAGAGGCGCTCCAGCGTCCTGTGACAGGAACCCCACTGACCCTGAACCAAAAAACACCCCGCCACGTACATCGAGTTTATCAGCGGGGAGAGTAGTACCTATTCCCACCCTATCTTCCGACTCGTCAACAAAGAAGGTGTTCGAGTCGAAATTTACATCTCCGCCAGTCTGAATCAATGACCCGCCTTGGATGGTAAGGCTGGTTGAGGTATTTACAGTGCCCGGAGCCAGAACCGTGTCCGAGTCGTAGCCGATGTACGGTGCCATTACGATGTTATCTCTAGAGCGTTAACAATGACATCGAGGGAGGATGCGGTATTTGACGTTACAACAATCTTATCCCCGGCATTAACCCCTCCTCCTTTATACTCCAAGATGAGTTTCTGACCCGCCATCACCTCGAGTGTACTTCCTGCCGGAATAGGGATATCCTTGGCGAGATAGACGTCATCTGACGGAGCCGCCGTGGTTCCTGTTGCTGGTCTATCTATCTGCACGTTGACATTAATCGGTACCGCCGAGATATTAGCCAACGAGATCCCGATAACGATCGCGGTTTTACCTGCCGCTCCTCCTAACTCTACCTGGTAGGCGGTGGTGGGAGTGGTACCAATACCACTTTTTGAAAATGCTTTAAATGTGTTCGCCACTAGTCCCTGTCTCCTCGGTGCGGATTAGCCTAGGGCGATCGCTAGGGCGATCACGTCGTCGATCTTGGCGTTACCGTCATTCACCTCATTGATGGCGGCGACAACGTTAGTCTTGGCAGTTGTTGTGAGGCTGGTCAGCACTCCCACATCCAACACAGTGCCTACATCATTCACCACGTCCTTCTGAGTGGGTCCGGTCCCGGCACTCAGTCCGTGACGGACATTGAACTTCCGATTTGTTGCCATAGTGGGTTCACAGTTCCCCCGAACTATCTATATTTCCATTAACTTTAAACTAATCTTTCGCTTTAGCTCAGTAAAGCGGTTCTCAGAGTCCTGACCACGACGTTGTTGGATATCCAGGGATGCTTACGGAACGTGAGCTGGAACTCCCCGCCCGGGACAATCTGAGCGTCGAACTCACCGAACCCATCCGGATCGGACAGTGTACTCACGACACCGTACTGGGTGAGGTAGGCCGTCGAGCCGTTATGAACAACAAGTATCTCAGAGATCTCGTAGTTATCGTTCGGGATAAGCGCTGAGAGCTGTATGATGAATTTGGCGGAGCGGTAGGTTAGTGAGTCGAATGTGGCCACAACTACCGGATCAAAAGTGATCGTGGAGATGATCCCGCTCGAGACCTTCGTCTGCACCTTCGACCCGGTCCCGCCGTCGTAGAGAAACTCGTACCCTCCGAACTTGATGTTGGAGGCCAGGGCCAACTCCGTGACATTATCATCGGCTAATCTGACCTGAAACGAGTCAAGGTTGAGGCGGCGGGCCTGGGCGACATTGCCACTATCCCCCACCCAGACGTAGTTCTCCGGGAGTGGTGGTTGGCCGGTGAATGTAGCCGGGTTGTTGACAACGATGGTCCCAGAGGTGGAACTCTGCCTCACGAGCACTCCGATGGCCTGGGTTCCGGACGACTCGGGGAGATTGGAGGGCGGGGTAAACGTCAGGCCTCCGGTAGCTCCGACGTAGAGCACTCTTCCCTCGTCAGCACTGCCGCTCCCACTCGATCCGGGCAACGACGCCGTATTAAGTCCCTCTATCCTCCCCAGGAAGACCACGTAACCCTTGGAGCCCGGGGCGATGGACTCCTTTGTCACGCCGATAGCGGGCATTGTGGAGGGATCGTGGGCCTTCGCCATGGAGACCTTGGTGACCTTTCCCACAACATCGTAACCGGAGATATGCACGGGGTACCCGGCCGGAATGGTCTCCGTCGCCGAGGAGTTCTTCACCTCGACGGAGAGACCGGGACCCTCCGGCTCGATGAGGGCGTTCCCGGCCCTGGCGAGGATTCTAAGATTGCCGTTGGTGGGGTTGTGGTACACGTCCCAGTGCCCATCCTCGATCTGCCCGTCAGCCGGGGCGAACCTGAGATCCTTGTAGGCGAAGTTCCCGGTAGAGAAGTAGTTCACCTCGGCGTCTATCTCGATCTCCTCGTAGGGGGAGAGGTAGATGTTTCCCGAACATGCTACAGGTGTCGTTCCATTCAGACTGAGTTGGAATGTGTCATTGCTCGCGTTGATAACCACGTAGTCGCCAGACTGCAGAGGTGACGGTGTGGTACCGTTGGAGAGTTCGGGATAGACGTACACCCGCTCCCTGTTAAAGAGACCGTGAGCAAGGTAGGTAAAGGTGTTTGAACTCACTGAGTCAGTCTGGAACGGACTCATGGTATCGGAGACGAGACTCACACCGCCCGTATTCACGTCGAGTTGGGCAGCGTTAACCTCCACACCGTTGGCAAACTCATTCCCCTCGTTGATTATGAGTCTGTTACCGGAGGTTGTTGATAGTCCTCGAAGAGCTGTCTTATTGTTTATCTTCAGACGGGTGCGATCGGTGTGGATGTAATCGTCCCCATCGGCACCGTTCTTGAACTGGTCAAGGTAGTCGTCCGTTCGACCGTACACATCCCCCACCTCTATCCACGCGCCGGTCCCTCCGCCGGCGGTCTGATTCCACACCTTGAGAAGGTACTTATCCACTCCCGCTGAGGTATCCACCCAACACTCGCCATTAGAAAGCTCAACGGGGAAACCGTAAGTGCTAGCAGTGGAGTTGGGTGGCGTCGGGCCAAAGTGGATCGGTCCTATCTTCCTTATCCTCCTATTCCCCTGGTCGTCAAGGTCGCGGATGAAAAGTCCCGGTTCACTGGCGTTGAAGTTCACGGCCAGTTCCCCGTCCTCTATATCCACAACAAGAGGCCTCTTGGTGAATACCGGGGAGCGTCTGAGCCGGACCTTATCGCGTGGGGGAGTTGGTGTCTGTGTCATATCTCACTTTAATCTCCTAGGTACTAGGTACTAGGTACCTAATATACCAGGCAATCGATATCATAGGCGTTATCGAGACCCTGCTGTATGTTATCTATAGCATCCACCACGAAATCCTCCATGTACTTTCTGTTTACAGCGTCGAGGATGTGAATAGGATCGGCTACTCCGCTGATTCTTCTGCTACTTACGTCCAGAGCGGGCCTCCAACTCTCGGTGTTCTGGCCCAGCGCCATGTACCCGTAGAACTCCACTTTCCCCGAGGTCCTGACCCTACCCACCGAGTTGGATTGGTTATCCACCCAGTGCTGGATAGTGGTGATGTCCGGGTCGGTGGAGGCCACGAGGGTGAGCGGGATGGCCTCGTTGGCGCCCGGGGAGATGGTGTTATCGGCCGTGGTGGAGGGCTGTTTCACCACGAACCCATCACCCACCTCTATAGCCGCGATGAGGCTATCTACCTGGGACCTGGAGTAGGTCTGCGATTTAGTGAAGTAGTTCTGAGAGACGTAGGACAGTGCAGAACTGTACGAGGCGGCGATCTTGGCATCCACCTCCGGCTCTGTTATGAATGCTAGAAGGGACTGATTTATCTGGTTCTCCAGAGCTACCAGAGACGAATCAACCTCGGTCTTGGTATACACCGAGGAGATATCCGCTTTTGTCCTCAGAAGTCTCTGAACCTCCGACTTCGTGTAGAAGTCCTGAAGATTGATGTCCCCAGCGTTCGCTTTGGATCTGGAGTATACGTTGGGTGCCGAGGAGAAGGCTTGGGACTGACCCGCCTGCAACACGTCCGGGGATGTCGGAAGTACTCTGCTTATGCCATTATCCCCACACGGAGTCGATCCACCACCAAAAACTTTTGCCATAGCCCTCTATTCCTCCTGCGGTTGGGTAAGAGCGTCTATCTCCGCCTGCGAGAGAACTCTGGGAGGAAGTCTGACCTCCGCGCTTTGATCGAGTGTCTGGGCCGACGGTCTCAGACGGTAGGGAACGGGGACCTCGACGAAATGCCCTAGAGACCCGATCTCGGTGACATCATATCCCGCTTCAGGCCTCCTTCTCCTCTGGTACTCCAGGCACTTATTCCTACCCGTTGGCACGCAGTAGATAAGTTGCCAGAGGTCACTATTCGGATCGAAGACCTCGTTGTCAGAGAGGAACTCGTCGGAGACCGGGATATCCTGGGTGGCTACGTAAACGCACAGGGCGTCGTCACACTCGCCATCCACGAGTACAATATCCCCGTCCCTGTAGAAAAACTGTCGGCGGATCCTAGCCTCTCCCCACTCGTCAGAGGAGCGATTGCTCACACATTTATTGAGTTCCGAGATCGTGGAGGTGACTGAGGCACAGTAGGTAAGACTCTGCTGTAGTAACGCTGCCGACCACTCCTCGGTGTACTCTCCCCATCTAGTGTCAAAGACTTCTAGCCTATACGGCTTATAACGTGCTCTCAGTTCCTCGGGAGTCGGTAATCCAACCTGTTTTGTGGTTCTTACGTGGCAGATTTTAGTCCACTTGGACGGATCAAAGGCCTTGCTCACGGAGACGATGTCCTCGCTAGACTCGTAGAGACTCACTCTGTGCCCGTAATCCTCTATGACGAGGACCCTAGACCCCTCCGGGTAAGCGACTACGGATCTGTAACTGGCCACTCCCCAGCGATCGTCGCTCTGAGCAAAGAGAAGTCCCGGAGTGAGACCACTTATCTTCCAGGGGAACTCTATATCCCCCCATGACTTATAAAGGCCTTTCTGGGGATCGTAGATCTGGTAAGTGTCAAAAAGTTCCTCTACGCTCACCCCGCAGGTATTCACATCCTCGCTCGAGCAACTCCTATCCACCACGGAACTCTCACCCCCGGCCTCCTCAACCGCGGATTTCTGATCATCGGAGAGTTGCTCAAAGCAACCCCTGAAGTAGAGGTTGGAGAGGCTCATATCTCAACCTCCAGAAACCGTATCAGTTGTAGGTGAATGTATCCATCACGAACGTCAGTTCGAGTGTGGACACGTTGGCCGATGAGCGATCCGCGGCCCCGAAGTTAAGACTCGTCATCTGAGCGTCGGGGATAGTGATGGTACGTTGGCCGACAGGCTGCGGACTCTCTCCGCAGGAGACGGGGGTAATTGTCAGAGTGACAAACTCACATCCGTAGGCCTTCCAGAAATCGACGATGTCGGCGTGCTTCTCCGGATCGAATGGTACCGTGATAGTGACCTCGGACAGGGTGCGAGGACCGCGGATATTGAAGATACGACCACGGACCCCGTCGGCGTACTGGGAAGTTCCGGCGGTATCACGGATCCCACTGAAGGTGGTGAAGTAGTGCTGGAAGGGAGAAGCCTGGATCCAGAACTGACTAGATGTGATCGGTTTATAATTTAGCATGATGGGAATGCTATAGCATTATCTCTATAGATATTTAAACAATCACGCTCTACACGTTTTAGTCAGTATCACACGATCACATGAAGTACGGAGCAAAGTACTTCATGTATCCGGCCTTCTTACAGTCTACTACCACACATTCTTTGTAGACTACTTTACGACTGAGTCTGTATATCTTGTCGTAAAGCCCGATAAGCTTACTCACATCACACTCCGTGATATCGCCCGTAGTGATTAGGTTCTCCATGGAGTGCAGGTCCATCTCCAGGGAACTTCTCATCATGGAATCATCCGGTGAGATCTGGGGGACTTTCTTGATCTCCTCCATCACCCTGCGGGCCCCGTACGCTATCTCTCCGGGGGAGGTGTACTCGTCCAGGTGCATCTTGGAGCTGGAAGCATCAACCTCCGAACCACCCGAGGAGATAATTCTTTGGAACCCGACGTCATCCAGCCCGCCATCGAACTTGGAAGCGATGATCTTGGCGACCTTGTCCTTCTGGGTCTTCTCCTCTAGAGCGTCGCTCTCGTCAAACTCCGAGAAGTCGAACAGGTCAAGGTGGGAGGTGGGGTCGGCTCCGAAGGCTCCCATGGAGCCGTTCTCCACATCCTCGGGGTTCTTCTCTTCAGCCATCGGTGCCTGACCGGGTGGGGGCGGACCACCCGGGGCGCCGGAAGCACCGGGGGCGCCACCACCTCCCATCATCGCGGACATATCCACTTTGCTGAGAGATGGTATCTCCAACTTATCCCTTACCCAGTCTAGGTCCTTGACCTCGTATCCGATCGCTTGGAGCTGGGTCAGCATCTGAACCACTTTCACTGGATCCTCCCGTTGCTCCAGGTCATCGAAGTTTCTCCGGAGACGCGGGATAGGCGCGCCGGGGTAATTGAGCTCCACGATCCAGCGGATCAGCGTAGCATTAAGCGTCTCGTCGAGTTCCTCGGAGAAAGCCTTAGCCTTGCGCATTCTGACCGAGTCGGATACTTGGTCCCTAGCGTACGACCCGACACTTCCGGTCTCCTGCCCTACGGTGTTCTCACCATTGATCACAAAGCTGATCTGCCGATCGACGTAGTCTATCAGGGCCTCGTAGACCTCCGATCGCCCTTGGCTCTCCAGCCAACTTATCTCCATCTCGTCAGGGATGACTATGGCCGTCTCTTGACCTAAACGCTGAAGAGCCGTGAAGAGCGAATTCACCTCCTCCTCTGGGGTTCCCAAGGAGAACTTACCGACTGCTGTTGGGGTGGTATGCTTATCCGCGTACTGAAGCCAGAAACTTAGCAGAGTCCTTCTGAACTCGACGAGACTGTAGAGTTGACGCCCTAGACCGGTCCCGTAGGGATCCATGAAGTTGCTGTAGCACCAGTGCCTGTGGATGACCATGGAGCGGAGAGGAAGGGCGATCCCCTCCACCGAGCTCTCTACGGTAAGTAACCTTGGCGAGATGGTGCCATCCTCATTGAGGACAAAGAGAAACCTACGAGGGTCCCTCATCTTTATCTCTGACGGGACGATGTAGTTCCCCTGCCTCATCCAGCAGATCTCCCCGATACTTATTCCAAGGATCAGAGACTCGCACAGTCCTCGGATAAACGTATCGAACGCGGAGTTTGAGGTTACGAGCATCTCCTTGCCGTAGGACTGGCGGGTGTTCGTACCCATGCGATACAGTACCTGGCGGACGAACTCGGCGACCTCCTCATCGCGGTCCGAGGGACTCACCGGATCTACTTCCCACTTTCTCTGGATTATCTCGCCGGTAAGTTTCTCCCACGCGGAAATGATGTGACTGTCATTGAACAGTCGCATGTACTTCTCGATGGCCCTAGGGCCACCACCGCCCTCCTCTATAAGGATATCATCGCGGCGAGGGAGGATCGTTCCCCCAGTGACGTAACCATTGCCAGAGAAGGCGTAGGGATCTGCCTTGTACCCCGCGAGGCCTCCTTGACCCACTCCTAGACCGAAGTACCTGTCGTAATACCCGGTTTTTGGTTTAGTTATCGAAGGACGCTCGACCATTCCCCTACCTACTCAAGGATTTATCATCTTCTGTATCTTTAAACTTAGACTTATCGATATAGACGGTGTCCAGCTCGAGGATTATCTCGCGTAATTCCTCAGGTGAGATCTCACCGCGCTCGTATCTCGCTATCGCCTCCTCGGCTCCGTCGACGATGACGTTCTGTCCGATAGTCAGAATGTTCACTCCTTTTTCCATTTTTCCTGCTCCTCGCGAGTAGAGTTTACGATGTTGTAGAGTTGTTGCTGCCACTTCTCCTCGAATGAGGCGATGTGAAGATGCCATTTTTTAGGCCATTCCGCCGTCGAGTACCTATGCTCAAGTTCTTCCGGAAGTCTGCCCGTGAAAACTTTCCTGAGTGCTCCGACTCCCGCCGCGACAAAGTTCTTACGGTTTTTAACGTAGTACCTCTCGAGTGTCTCCAATGGAACGTACGGGAACACTTTCTCGAATTCGGAAAATAGAGGAGAGTTCTTTACATCATAATTGCTTTCCTCGGTGGTCTTCTCCGAAACGTACTGGTAGGCATTGTCGAGAATGTCGGCAATAAGCGAGGAGTTGAAGGAGCACTGCTCGTAGTCATTGATCTCTTTCCAGAACACCTTTAGGGACTCGTACGCGGCAACGATACTGTGTTTGCTGAACTTAGAGAATCTGTCCACCAATTCCTTTTTCATAGAGTCGACGAAATGGGCGTCCCCAGCGTCAGGCCACTTGGTAACCCTGTGAGCGCAGCCAGAGGCCCATAGGAACGCTAGCAGAAGAGCTTTGATCCGCCCCTCCTTGAGATCCTTGAGGGGGACAAGATTGTTGTCCTGGATGTGAGAGTACCAGCTCTCGAAGAGTTTGGAGGCGCGCTCATTGGCGCCCTCCCACACTTTAGTCTTTGAGATAAGTCCTAGTTGCTTATCAGTGCAGGCACCGTACGAGCTCAAGGAGTTGAACTTTCGATCTTCCTCGGAGAACCCCGAGTCGGACCTGACAGAAGCGTACTTTCTGGTCCCGGAGTAAGAATGCCTCATCTCCTCGAGTCTTAGTTGGTGGGCGAACGTGGCTTCGGTCTTCCAACGATCGTGCTCTATGAGCCTATCTAGAATCGCCTGATACGCCGGGTGGTCCTTGAGTTCAGAGGCCGTACTAACTAACTGCTGGATTTCCAAGTCTTCTCAGAGAGACATCTATATACCCAATTATATCACGGTAAGTGTTAGTATCGATGACTTTGTCAAAGATCTTAGGATCCATCCGGTCCAGATCCATGCCATCCGTGAAGATGCGGTCGATATGCTGGTAGATCGAGTTACCCGGCTCATCGTAGATAAAGAGTACGGGTCCCTCCTTACCATCCATCGACTCCACAACACTAACGGCTTTGAAAAACTCACCGAGGATTCCGGAGTCGAATCCGCAGAAGACAATAAAGTCCGAGGATTTGATGGATGGGTCGGTTAGTCCTTGCCTAACCTTGAGATCCACTCCGTCTTTTTCCGTGAGAATCTGCTCTAAATGCACGGCCATCTTGTTCATATCAGACATCTCGTCGATATTTCTAGCCTTCAGAAGCAGCACGGAGATCTTAGATTGCATCTTATCATCGTAAGTCCAATAGCTTTAAACTTAAAGTTTAAAGTTTAGGGAAACGAACACGATAGATGAGTCCGTCCTTGATAGATACCCTAGGACCCAGGGTACCGTCGATCATTTCCCAAGGGTTCTCCATGTACGAGAGGGAACACGGCCGGTTCAACACTGATATCCAGAGAGACGAGCTGAAGCGTGTCGTAAGCAAACTCCTTCTCTCTATACTGGAGAGAGTACAGACGTCTAGTACCGTAACTCTCGATCCGTTCAGAGCAATTGTGCTGGAGGCTCTATTCGTTGTTGGGATCGGTAAACCCTATCCCACGGAACTCTTCGACTCTATTCTCTCGGTGGTACAGTCCAGTGTAGTAGAGTTACCCGGAGAACATATTGACCTTCTCAGGGACCTTAAGGATTACGGTAACCTGATAAAGAACGCGGTTCTGGACCTACGTTCGTTTTCGGCGTCGTCAGTTTTTGATATACTACAACTTCCAGCGGAGTACCAGTACTCCGAGGAGAAGGTCTATCTGTCCCCTAAGCAGACGGATACGATCACCAGGAAAGTGTACACGCTTTTCCCCCCGGAGAGGTACTGGGAGACATTCAAGCAGTTGTCGGATCCCACATCGTACTCGCCTCTTAGCTACAATCGAGTTGCGAGTCGGATAGGAAGGCATCTATACCGAGTAGATATAGACTACAATGACCTGATCATCTACGAGGAAGAACTGTACAAATTAGTCCCAGGCGTTTCCTCGCCCTCAAGAGAGGTATTCAAGCCTGAACAGTGGACGAAGCACGTCTCCAAACGACTTAACAACCTAGATCGATTCAAGGAGTCTTTTGAAAGAAATATCGAGCGGTACTACGCTGGGTTTCTTGAGAATGGATTTGACGTAAACGAGATATCATCCGACTCTAAGATCCACGAGTACTCTCCAGACGAGTCGATCGATAAGGACCTACTTGGCGTAACATTTGGTGGCGAGGGTAAGGCTCTACTGGACTCTATTAGACGCCTCAAAGTACTGGGGGACTACTTCGGATCTCACGAGGGATCAGTAGTCGGTGGGGTGGAGTACATAACCAGGTACTCAGAGTACCTGTTGGCGTGCGCTTACGGCAGGAACGAGGGAGATGTATTTGAAATTATCAACAACCAGACGGCTTTCGGGAAGTTCGATCTTCTCTTCGCTTCGAGAACAACGACTGATAGGATTCCAGGACTGGGTTTTCTGAAGGGTTTCCTGGGACTCAGATCATTCACCCACAACCAGAAGGTCCCTGCTACGGTGGACATCTCCACCAAACCAGTGGTTTACAATCCGGTCTACGCTCAATTTGTGGATGGGATCGCAGATAGGTACGTTCCTAGTGTCAAGAAGAAGAGTTACACTCCAGCACCCGAGATCGACTTACTTCTCTCTGGGATAGAAGCCTTGTATCGTGCATGCCTTCACGTGGGAGATCTCACGCAGGCCACGTTGAAGTCCTTGGATAAGAATGGAAGACTCAAAGGCCACGAGGGTCTCGGGTCTATGAAACCACAGCTTGACGAATTGCAGAGAGTTTTTCCTCCGAGCACGTACATGGGCGAGTTGGAAACTTCCATGGGACCAGGACTATCGGGAGGTGTAAGACTCCTGCTCAGCACCTACTCTAAACTCTCTCGGACATTCGTCTACTCGCGACTCCCAGGAGGCCCATTGGAGTTCATGTTGAGAATCTCCTCCTTGATAAAAGAACAGGTAGAGAACACTATTGACATCATAAGAAAGCTAAGCATATCATCATTCTCCTACGTTCCAAACGTATCCAACAAATCATTTCAGTCTCAGAATCCAGTTATCATTAACTTCTTGAGATCGCTGGGATTCAAGGACTCCGAAGTGAATTCCCTCTTGGAGGTGGGTGATTTTCAAGGATTGATCTCTACATTCGCGCCACTATCCGACTCCGCGGATATAAAATCGTTTTTCAAAGGGTTCGAGTTGTCCCAACTTATCTACGAGTTGGCCGGAGATAAGGGAATAGAGGCCTACCTCTCCTTCCTGTACTCCACATCGGCTATCGATGGGCTGCTGAATATTCTCTCGATCGCGCAAATCAGTAAATCGAACACCACCTACTTCCAGACAGACCGTTACCCTCGGCTTATAGGGTTACTCATAGGACTTACGTACGCGGTGGATCCGGGGCAGTTAGTCAAATTCACTGAGATACTCGGGAAAAATGACCTCACTCTACTCGATTCGATCACGTACCTTCTTCAGTCAGGGCAGGATAACATAATCAAGTCGAAGGAGGACGTTGAACTGCTACAGCCAGTGATCGACCAGGTGATTAGAGGGAACTACGCGGATCCGTTCAGTTCTCCCGATCTCACGTACACTCAAGCAGACCAAGTGGTGCCTATCGCCCTGAAACAATGGACACAGTTGATCGGATCAAACCTCGGTAACATCTCTTCGAGAGAGATTGTCGAGGGTCTGTACGATAAATCCGTGGGACTTACCCCGAAGGAACTACTCTACGCTCTGAATATCTCCTCTCCCAATACGCCTCTCGGGCAGATGCTAGACGGATTCAATGGCGGTAATTTCACCAGGTTCCTACAGTACGCGAATATAACCGGACTGAGTATAAAGCTCGGGTACTACAGAAACTCGTCCCAGCTCAATAACTTCGAACTAGAGAGAACCGCGTCGCCTCTGGGTATCTTCCCGCTGATGGAGGGACTGGAGAGGGTTAAAGACGTGATAGAGGTGATCAATATCATCTTTGAGTCAAACTTGGACTACACATACACACAGGAAACGGATGATAAGTTCCAGGCGCTACTAAATGCGCAGAATAAGACCTACGAGACTCTCAGTTCCACGGTGTCTAAGATACTGTCCTCCCCGACTGATGAGAGGGTGCTTGAGGCTAAAAGTTTTGCCGGTAACGCTCCCATACTCGAGTCTCCAGGTATAGGTAATTCCAGACTCCCCAACCGAATCCCAGTTATCAACTCGATAACTCCAGAGCAGTACGAGGCGCTCTTCTCCCAGAACGCTGTCTCCGGGCAGGAATACTTGATCCAGTCGAGTCTTCCTTCCAGCCTTATCAATAGGTTCATCAAGTTCACCGAGGAGAATAAGTTAATCAATCAAATCGACCAGGTCAATGAGACTTACGAACTGACCAATCCCGTCAGAGAAGGCATCTCGTGGCAACCGGCCTCTGACTACGAGACTCCGCCCATGGACACTAGCCTCCAACCACTTGAGTATAAGGTCCCTCGGGTATACGTAGACGAGGAGAACCTCTCACCGGAGCAGTTCTCTCCTCTCCAGGTACCCAGTGAGCTACTTAAAGCCTTCGATCCAGTAACATCCTGCAAGAGGTTCGGAGGAAGTAACTGCGAAGAACTCTACGACAAAGTTGCCGATAGGTGCGTTCCCAACCTCAACAAATCCACGTACCCCGAGGAGTACAAGTCGATTCCTGGAGTTCTTCCATCGACCGTATCCATCGACAGACCCCTTGGCACGGCACCTGACAAGAAACCATCTAAGGCCCTAGTAGCCACCTCCCAGTACAAGACTCCTCCGGCGTACACCAGGTTGCTGGAGGGGAGTATCTCCGGATTCGGAAATAGGGGCGAACCGTTAGTCTCCGGAGTGTTCTCACCTCCGCTGGTATTTGAACGGGGAGGAGGCGAAGTGAGCGAGTACAATAACACTGAGTTCGGAATCACGGAGGGTATCAAGTCCGGGTTGGAAAAGGACGCCGAGTTCAACTGCGCGACACTTAGCTCCCCATTTGAGTACCAGATGTGTATGAATATCTTGAAATGCAAGAGATTCTCGACTCCGTTTGATGGTAGGTATGTTCTCGATTTTTGCCCTAGGACCACAGCGGGCGGGAGGTTGAAAAGATGAGAGAACTGCGATCCTTCTTCAAGGTCTCACGAAGAGAGAGTAAAACCCTCTCCTTCGGTCTGAGGTCCCTTGAGAATTTCAATTACATTCATATGCCGGATCCGGATGGCATCTACTTGAATAACTCGGCGAAGTTGTACAAGAGTATGGTCGACTCGTACGTGCTCGATGTGCGTATTGACTCCGAGTATAGTAATCCTATACGTGAGTTGAAATTCACAAACCAAGGAGTGCTAACCTGGGAGGATCACTGGATCGATCCTTCCTCAGGGAATCTAGTTGACCCCCGGATAGAACGCGTAAACTTGCAGAAGAACGACCTAGTCCACGTTAACTTCAATCTTCCGCGGCCGTCACTCAAGTACCTGAATCTTGAGGGGAATAGGAGTTTGAGGGCCGTGTTTGTCCACGACGCGCCTCAACTCGAGGTGCTAAATGTCTCCGGGTGTCAAGGACTTGAGGTGATTAATCTGGGTAACAATAGGTCCGTTAAAGCTCTGATCGCGAGAAACTGCGGTCTATCTTCGGTGCTTCAGGAACGTCTTCTCAGGGACTTCAGACCAGTGCATACCTCATCGTCGAATTCCAAGTTCTCCATGTTCAGAAAAAACTACGAGACCATTGTGGATCTTAGGGGGAACGAGATCGACTGGGGGAATAGGAGAGTGGCTTCCAAGATAAGGATGCTACTATGCAATAACTGGCTTGTACTGTGGGACAATCCCCCACCGACCTCTGTCGTACCTCCGCAGATGTACGCATTTTTCACAACCAACCTCGAAGAATCACTGATTAAAGAATACTATGGCTGATCTACGCTCGCGTTTTATAGAGGATTATGCTGGGGGATTGCTTAACATCTCCAGGCAGGAGGTATCGACGACTGGGGAGGTACTCTCCCAAGACGGACTTACCACGGAAGGGACCATCTTTGTCGAGGATGGCAGTGGGGTTAAAAGTGGATTAAAATTGGGCATAAGTCTAGTGGAGGTGGTGGATCCAACCACCGAGATGGGGGCCATCAATGTAAGATACGGTGACAGAACCTACGCCAAGATCAGGGACCTCAGGATCTTCACCACGGCTATCGCTTCGGCCCAGTCAGCCCTATCAGAAGCGACGTCCGTCTCTATCTCGAATCTTGAGACGGCCTTTCAGCTCCTTGAGGATGATGTAAACTCGCTTGGGGAGAATCTGCAGAGTAATATCTCAAGCGAGCAGGAGAAGATCCAAGAGTTAAGTGTTGTACAGAGCGAACTTCTTGATAAGAACAGTTCCCAAGACACCGAGATCCAGACCCTATCGGCAAGAGTCACGGTACTTGAGAAGGCGGTGGTCAAGATAGACCCGGAGGCCGTAAGCGCCCTGCAACTTCCGCAGAACTCGCTGTACTACTCCGGAGTTATCAGCATCAGTGGCGGTAATGTTACCGGAGTCGGTACAACCCTATCCACCCAGCTCGCAGTCGGGGATATATTTGTGGCCGAGGATAACTCTGGAGTCGACGTGGAGTTCCAGGTGGTGTCTTTCGACACCGATCCGGCCCAGGCTGCGACTAAGATGTCCGTTGTGCCTACAAATAAGACAGTGGTATCCAAACCATTCAAAAAGAACGTTAATGCTATACTCGCGAAAAAGATCAATGAGATTATCTCGGCGCTCAAAACCTTAGATATATTCGTATAGTTCTGATATTATCTCCTCGATAAGATCTATACCGAGTCGGATCGAGTACAGCGGTCCGACTTTTCTCAGTATGAAGAAGAGTACGCTGCTGGACTTGTCCTCCTCGGTCGGAAGCATCTCCGCCCGAACCTGGTCGTACTTATCCACGCCTCCTATCATCTGGCACACGGTGTCCTTGTCGAATAACCAGAGGCAGTTTGTCTTATCCGCTGTGGCAATGTACAGCGCGAATGGGGTTCGATGGATGAGCACCTGCTCCAAGTACTCCAAGGTCTCGCTAAGATTCTCCGTGTTTAGGAAGGATTGCTTCAGTCTCTCCTTCTCCTGCTCCGTGTTGAAGTTCATAGGACCTCTTGAGTCTCCACGCCGAGAGCGTTAAGAACCTCGATCCCGTCAGTTATCCTGTACTTATGCTTATAGTAGACTTTTTTTATCCCGCTCTGCGCTAGGAGCTTAGAGCACTCGGAGCATGGGGAGTGGGTACAGAATAGTTCCGCCCCCTCGATCGATTCGGTGGATTTTGCCATCTTCACCAGAACGTTCTGCTCGGCGTGAAGGACAAACGGGGACGTCACTCCACTCTCGTCCTCACAGCAGTTAGTTCTGTACCCGCTTGGGGTTCCGTTCCATCCGTGGGCTAGGATACTCCCGTTTTTTACGATTATAGCCCCAACCTTCAACCTATTGCACTTAGAGACCAGAGCGAATCTTTCCGCTATGTCCATATACGCTTGGATCAACTCTGGTTTCATGGGTCGCGCCTGGTCTAGGTCATACTATCCTATCATATCCTAAAGGACCTATTTCCCGATATCCCCAGCTTCTTAACGATATGTTGATTGAACTTCCTGAGGATTCTCTTATCCTCCTCGCCGAGAAAAACTACCCCGGTCGGTGGAGATAGTGACTCCTCCCCGGATGACTCCGGCTCTGGAGTTCTCTGCGCCTTTCCGCTTTGCTCGGGGACCCTACGTCTGCTGCTCATCAGTACCTCCTCCGCCTGCAAGAGTCGCATCCGGTCGCGCCACCAACCCTGTATCCAGGCGAGTAGGATACGCCCGGAACATCGTACTGACTATTCTCCTCCCTCAGTCCCGTGGCCAGATTTGACTGTGAGGAAGATACGCTATTGGCCCAATTCTGAAACCCCCACAGATCCTCTGGGGCTAGGACGTGAGGCGCCTGCGCTGAATCATTTGCCATACTCTTCCGTTTTACGTAGTTCGGTCCGGAGTTAACTCTGTTAGAAGTCCGTAGGTAATCATCCTGGGATAATTGTTGGCGCACTACAGAATTTACTTGGGTGTCAGTAGATCTATAATCCGAATTCTGCCTGAGTTTTTGCCAAGCTTCGTACGGGTTGCTATTTACGGCCATACAGGGCATTGTTCTATACTAGATTTAAACAAAAGGGTTTAAAGGAGGAGGCGATAACACATAAACCATGGCGATAAGCAAGATGCCAAGAGTGACTGCTGAGGAGGCGAACCTGATCACCTCAGACGACGACTCTTTTGATTTTGGGGATCCGGAGATCATCCCTGTCGAGATCGCCCCCGGTAAGTTCTTGTGTCTCAAAGAACCGTCAGCCGATGATCTTATAGAGATCGGGAGAATCTCGGATGATAAGAAGATCTCCGAAGTCGAGGCGACTCTTCAGACGATCTGTATCCTCCACTCGCCCTCTAATGGGCAGAGGAAGCTCTGCCTGAAGGACGCTAAGAAGCTTAGGGCGAAGCAATTGAGGAAGTTAGGTGAGGCGATAAACCAGTTACTGGGAATAGACCAGGATGCAGAACCATGACTTTGAGGTGATTCGTAACCACGACTACACTATAACAGTCAAGGATCGCAATGGTAGGCATGTAAGATTCAGAGACATAACCGGTGAGGACTTAGAGTACCTCGACTCCGTGCTTAATAGCAATGATCAAGGAGAGAAGGAAGGGAAATATTACGTGCCTCTCAAGGGCATTCAGAGTATCCTCGACTATCTAGGGCAGGATGGGTTTAGATCTGGCACTCTGACACAGAAAACCATAATAAGGCTCTTTAACTGCGTAAAAGAGCATATTCTCTGCAACTACATGCCTAAATACTCCTGGTTGAAAATTTGCTATGGTATTCAGAATGGGTCATTTGCGAACCTACTCAGTATGGAGAGAGTGCCGATGACAAAATTCATGGCTATGGATCAGATCCACAAGGAGGCAATGGAATCCGTACAGAATACTAATGACTGACTCCGAAAGACTGAATCTTATAATCATACTATGCTCGATCTGCATCGATCAGAATCAAAGTGAGCTCAGATCTTTTGTCAAGGTATGCTCGAGATACGTAGACACAAACGATTTCAATAAGATCCTGCGTAAGTCGATGAAGCTTTTGGAGTATAAGCGTTGCGGTCACAGTTCGTGTCCTGATTGGCTGATGAGTGAGCTCTTTCTGCTGTATAAGACTGGCGTATCCGTATAAACAAGTCAAAATCGTTTGTTTGTTTAAGGTTTCTAATGAAAGATATAGTGTCTTCAAAACTTTATGGCCAATCCAATCAGAATCAATGCTGCGACATTGAATAGGCCGGGAGTCTTTGTCACTCAGACGACAACAGGTTCTCTTCCACAGCCCATCGCCACTCACGCGGTAGGGTATATCTTTGGCACTACCCCCACCGAAGATTACTACGGAGAGGATGCTCTTAACGCGTACTCCTTCCTGGAGCCTTATAAACCAACGCAGATCGGTTCTGTAGCCGATTACGTTGAGAAGGTCGGAGGGAGCGTTCCTGTCGGGAACAAGGGTGCCTTGGCGTCCTATGACGCGGTTAAAGCCTTCTTCGATAATGTGGGTGTTAATGGTATTCTCTACTTTACCAGAGCCACTCCGACTCCGGAGACAGTTATAGATATCGGTGCTTCCTCCGCTGGAGCTGGTTATAACGCTTTTGCGCTCAAGATCAACGGCAGGTATTTTGGTACCCCTATCGGAGTGAATGACGCCGAGGGTACTGAGATCAGAGTCATCAGTACTACCGCCCTTGATAAGGTAGATAATGCTAGAGACGTCTACTCCTACCTGGCCAGCAATGGCGACGGGTTCACCGACTACTACCGCATAGAGCAGAACGCCGTAGAGGCTACGGCTGGCAAGTTCAGGATCTTCTCAAGAGATACCAGAACTCTACCGAAGGTAGACAGGTTTGGGGCCTACCAGTTCAACGGGTCCGGATACACTTCCTACCTTAATCTGAATACTCAGACCGTAGTCAAGTTCTACACCTCGGTGAAGGAGATGAACTTCCGTTGCGTCTCCAGGGAGATCGCTACAGGAGAGACCATCCTCCACGTCTCCGGAAGTTCGGTAAGCGCCTTCCTGAAGGCAAAGTCGACTACCTACACGGCCACCACGGGTAATTTTAACGCCACGGCTGACACCATCACGCTTAACTCCTCGGATGGACTGGTGAATGGTAACAGGGTCGTTCTTGAGGGTACTAGCATCGGGACTCTGGGGAACCTGAGTTTCAACACCGTGTACTACGTGGTTGGTAAGTCGGGTAATGCAATCCAACTTGCGCTGTCTTCGGGTGGATCCGCTATCGACTTCTCCGGTGCTCCGGGTGCTGAGGTGACTGTTCGGAAGATCGAGTACAATCCTACGACGGAACAGTCGGCCATCCTCAAGGCTTTCCTCATCGACCAGAACATCTACTCCTCGGCGGGAGTAATCCCCGACGATAAGATCGTCGCGGTGTCGAAGGATCTGACGTCCGGATCAGCTACTCACCTGAAGTGGGCCGACGCTGACGCCTCGTATTGGAGATACGATCTTGGCACAACCACCTTCTCCGAGATCCAGAGTGGTGGGGTGGACGTTGTCCCTAGCGGCACCATCTCGGTGTCCGGCGGAGTGACTACTCGCACGGGATTCCTTCCTGATTCCGTCCAGGTGTTCTACGTGAATGTCGCCGGTGAAGACCGTGCAATCATCGTGAATGGCGCTACTCCTGACGAGCTGACCACTGGACTTGTCACAGAGATCAATAGCATCCTCGCCGAGAAGGAACTTGATGTCTACTACGATGTTGAGGCCGTAGCCTCCGGGGCGAATGTCTCCGGAACTACCTACGTTCCGAACAACGGACACAAGGTCTCCACGCTGGTCTCCGAGGCCGGAGCGCCTTACATCCGTCCTGAACTCGCCGATATCGCCTTGACGGGTACCGTGGGTATCTCGAGTGGGACTGTCACTGGAACCAACACGTCATTCCAGACTGAACTGGCCGCCGGTGATGTCATCGCGGTGAATGGAGTCAGATTTACGGTTGTAAGTGTTGCCTCAGCGACCTCAGCTACTGTGACTCCCAGCGACGTAACTATCGCTTCCGGAGCCTCCGCTTCTCTGGATAAGTCGATTCCTAATGGTTTCTACTCCCACGACTACGTTCTCAGAGTAAAGATCACCTCTAAGAACGGCGTCTCCTCCCCTGTAAATTCGGGACGTAACAGACTCGGGGTTACAGACGGTAACGTGATCAAGATGGTTTCTGTATCACAGAACCCCGGTTACGACTCTTACAAACTCACTGCGACCGCGAAGACCAACGACTTCATCTACGCCATTGAGCAGGGGATGGACTCGAAGCTTCTCGCCCCTGGATTCCTCTTCGCTCCGGAGGCCTACTCGGTTCTCTCCTACGAGGTTGGTAGTGGCGATTTCGCGAGCAAAGTGGAAGCTCGCCAGGAACGTCTGAAGATCACCCAGGCACTGCTTAATGCCGCTGAGGGCAAACTCGGCCCCACGGAGGGAATTGTCGGAACGCAACACATCGCCCTGATTGACTGCGGAGCCGATGAGACATCTCTAACAGGTGCCCAGGATGAACTCGATGGTATCAGATCCACCGTCGGTGTTCCGTTCGGCCACGCCGCCTACTACGCTCCGTACGTGAAAAATCTGGATGATCGCTACATCGCTCCTTCGAGCTACGTGGCTGGCATCGCCTGCTCCAGGTACATCAACGAAGGCTTCCAGCAACCACCGGCTGGGGCGAGATACCCACTTCGCGGAGCTATCGGACTCAGATTCGACATCTCGGCTCAGCAACAGGAGGTTACGTACGCGCTCGGACTTAATCCGATTCGCTCTCTTCCCAACCGTGGAATCGTGGCCTGGGGTGCTAGGACTCTGTCCAGCAATCCACTGTTTAAGTTTGTTAACACTCGCGCGATCCTGAATGTTCTCATAGACGTGCTGGGACGGAGTTTCGACGATGTTCTCTTCGAGCAGATCGATTCTGCGGGTACCGTGTACGCCAGGGTTAAGTCCATCGCCTCCCAGGTGTGCGGACAGTTCTTCCGTCAAGGAGCCCTGTTCGGTTCTAGGCCGGAGCAAGCGTACCTCGTGGTATGCTCATCTGCCAATAATACTAACGTGGATCTTGAGAACGGATCAGTGAGACTCGACGTGTATGTGGCCACGAGTCCCTCGCTCGAGCGTCTACTCGTGACGATCGTCAGGACTCCGGCGGGACAGGTCGCTCAGCTGAGCGATTCCTTCTCCAGAAACGAGGAGAGGTTCAACTATCTCCTCAATACAACATCGGTATTCTAATAGATGAAGGAACACGTACTCAATTCCAAGGAACCTCTATCCTCTCAGCAACCCAAGAAGGTTGTATTTATCGAGATGTTTAGGGCGGGTCCTCAGATCTCCTCCACGGGTCAGAGGATGATGTTCACGGAGAACGACCTAGATCAGGTGGTCAATACGTACGATCCTGCTAGGCACGAGGCTCCGCTGATAATCGGTCATGATCAGGATGATGGGACCCCGGCCCTTGGGTGGGTACGTAAGATCTGGAGAAAGGGAAACGAATTGTGGGGTAAGGTCGAACTTACCCCCAAAGCCGAAAACCTAATACGGGACGGAGTGTTTAAGAAAGTAAGTAGTTCTTTCTACTTACCAGACGCGGAGACCAACCCGACTCCTGGGAACTTAGCTCTCAGGCACCTCGGGTTGGTGTCTATTCCAGCCGTTAAGGGACTGACCGCCTTCTCCGAGATCTCTGAAGCGGAGACCATCACATTTACTCCCTCCGAAGAGGAGTCTTCTATTTCGTTTAAAGAACACTTAGGAAAAAATCAAACTATGGCTAGGAAAAAAACCAAAACGGAAACTCCTACTTCGGTGGTCGAGCACTCCGAAGGTGGGATGACCGTTAATATCAACATTGGCGGAGGCGGTGCGTCAAAGGCCAATGTGTACGATGATAACGGTAACAAGATCTCGGAGACGGGTGCTCCCGCTGACTACGAGATGGACTACGGGATGGATGCCGATCCAACCATGAGTATGGCGGATGACACTAAGGATGGTAGCGACGCGCCCCCGACCGGAGACGATTCGGGATCGGACATGCCTACCGACCCGAGTGCGCCCGATGGTACTGATGGTGCCGATGGTACCGACACTCCCGATGGTCCAGGTGGTCCGGATGACACCACCGCTCCTGGCGGTCCGGACGATACCGGTACCCCTTCCGCTCCAGACGTTCCATCCGGAGCCGATAGCGGAATGCCTGCCACCGAGCCTACCGATGATGGTGGAGATGAGGGTCCTGGGATGGAAACAGACGACGTGTCTGGGGACATGCAGGACGATGATCAGAAAATCGCTCAACTTGCCTCGGAGTACGAGATAGACGAGCTAATCAAGGCTCTAGCTCTAAAGACTGATGCTGCCTCCATGATGGAGGATGATGGAATGTCCTATGGTGAGATGCCTGAAGGACTTAAGAAAGCGATCGAAGCGAAGAGAGAAGGAAGTGAGGATGAAGAGGATGATGAGGAGAAGGAGACCGAGGACATGGGCGAGACGGTGAAAGAGGGCGAAAAACCCTCTGAAGCCGAGCATCCCACCTCCAAGGAAGTGAAAGGAGCTGATGAACCCAAGGGAGAACAGACTTACTCCGAAGAAGAGACGGAAGTCTCTGATAATGGGGAAGGATGCAAGGACTACGAGGAGGATGAGGAAGAGAAGAAAAAGGAGAGTATGACCGACAAAGAGGCTACAGGAACTCTGGATCATAGCGAGCGTGCTATGGGAGTTCAAGGGCAGAAGAACCTTCAAGCCCGGGTAGCCGAACTGGAGGAGGAACTCGCCAGGCAGAAAAAACTGATGAGAGAGAAGGAAATCTCTGATTTTTGCGAGACTCTTTACGAGAATGGCAAACTCACCCAGCAGGTCGTTGCCAAGGCAGACCTGATGAGATTTATGGAGACTCTCAACAACAAGAACTCGGTGAATTTCTCCGAGACCGGCAAAGCTTCCCAATTCGATTTCTTCAAGAATGTACTAGGTAATCTGCCATCCATGGTCAGTTTTGAAGAGTTCGCGACCCCCGCTTCCGCTCCTAAAGGCAGGAAGCAGCCCACTCCATCCGTCGATGGGTACGTATACGACCCCTCGACCGCCGATCTTCACGCTCAAGCTCTTGAGTATGCCGAGGAGAAAGGCGTGGAGTATACCTTCGCCTTGAAGGCGATTCTATCCGATCAATAAGGAGATCTAACACATGGCTAAAGACCCACGTTACATGTCCTTTGACCACCAGTATGTTGAGACTGTAACTGTCACCGACAGTACCGCTCTCACCAACGGTGTCGAGGCTCATCGTTTCATTAAGCGTGATGGCGCTTACCCCTCCGCCAACGGTTACGCCGCTGGTGTGAATGTGTACCGCATTTACGGCCAAGGTCAACTCAATGGCAATGGCTACCAGGTAAATGACGGTTCCACCCTCGTGTACGAAGGTCAGCTTAACCCCTCGACCACTCCGTACAAACCCGCCGTGTTCCCCTACCAAGGACTGGCTTCCATCGTGACGACCGGAATCGTTATCGTTCAGGTAGCCGCTTCCCAGACGATCACTGTGGACTCCCCGATCTTCGCCAATAGCTCCGGTCAGGCCGTAACAGGCGCTGCTGCAACCGGCAAGATTGTCCTCGGTCGCGCTCTTGATGCCGCTACTACCGGCGCTGGTGAGACTGCTTACGTTCGTGTCAAACTCGGTAACGAGGCTGGCGCGGCTCTGGCTTGATAATAGGTACTAAAGGAGATTAACAATCATGATGAATCTTGATCAAGTCCGTATAATTGATCCTATTCTTACGCAGCTCGCGCAGGGATACAAGAACGCCGAGGGCGTGGCTACCTTCTTCGCTCCTTCGGTATCTATGAATACCAGAGCCGGACGTACCCTCGTCTTCGGTAAGGAGGCTTTCGCCGCTCAGTCCTTCCTCCGCGCTCCTGGAACCAACATCCAGAAGATCCAGAACCAGTTCGGAACCCGCTCGTTCGCTCTCCGCCAGGAAGCGATCAGCTGGGAGATCGCCGAGGAGGTCGCCGCTGAGGCCAAGAATGGCGCCGCTCAGATCGACCTGCGCCAGTTCGCTGCTAAGGACGCCGCCAACCGTCTGATGCAATCCTGGGAAGTACAAGTCGCCGCTCAGGTGACCGATGACACCCAGTACGAGACCAACAACGTTCTCAACCTCGCCACCTACAACGGTGGTGCGGACCAGTTCAACAGCCCGACCGCTGACGTGGAGGTGCTGATGGACAAGGCTAAGGAACAAGTCCGCAGTCAAATCGGCGTGTATCCCAACAAGATGGTGATCTCGCCCGACGCTTTCAACGCCCTGAAGCGTAACAAGCGTATCCGCGACTTCATGCAACGCGGTGTGCTCGTAGACGAGAAGACTCTGGCTCAGATCTTCGGCATCGACGAGTTGCGTGTGGCACGTAGACTGAAACTCAACCAGACCACCGGAGCCCTTGAGAATATCTATAACAATATTGCTATTCTCTTCTACCATCCCTCCGGAGCCACTGACGGTTTCATGCCTGCTCTGGACGCCAACTATGGCAATCCTGCTTTCGCCTACACCTACACCTTGAGTGGCTATCCTATCGCAACTCCCGAGCGCTTCAACATCGAGCGCAGGGTGTTCACCGGTGATATCCTCGTCGAGCGCTCCTTCGAGCTCGTGGGTATGGGCGAGAATGGCAAGTGCGGCGCCGGTTACGTCTTCAAGAACCCAGTCGCCTGAGTCAGACTCATAACTCTCAAGATCGAGGCCTTCGGGCCTCTTTTTTTTTGTAATGTTGCCTTGGTCGTTTAAAGTTGTATTAGATACTCTAGGAATATGCCGCAGCCATATCCAGATAAGTTCGGATTAGCGGACAACTGCAACCCGGCCTCCGTGGATTACTTCGTTGAGGTATTTGGGTACCAGGAGTCGGTAGAGCTGTCGAACATTGACAACCCAACTGGAAACGGGATAAATTATGACAAGATACAGATAGCGCTCAACGACGCCGCGACTCTGATAAACAACTACATCTTAACCGCTCCGCCTCAGGGCAAGATCCTTATCGCGGGATCGTACAGGCGCACGCAGGCGATCCTGGCGAGGTGGTACCTCGATACCCTAAGACCCAGACAGCAGGTCATAGACGCGGCTGAGAAGGCCCTGCAGCAGTTAGAGTTGTGGGCCTCCAAGGCTTCTCCGTCCACAGGACTTAAGTGGCAGGAGGCTTATCGTTACTGGGGGGACGCCTGCTCGATGACGAAGAGTTCGTATAGAAGGGGACGTAGTTTCACGGAGAATTCTACGAGCAGGTGGGTACTGAGAGAAGGAGGGAATAATCGCTGGTTCCAGTTCCCGAGAAAGGAGGCTGTCTCCTCGGGTAGGGTCTACTCCGAGTCTCTGGGTCAGACCGCTCTTGGTATCCAGGACTCCATGGCCCAGTCCACTCTTGAGATCAATCAGTTGGTCGACTCGCTCGAGACCACTAGGGATCTTTCGACATTCGTAAACACCTCGGATGCGGTGGATCCTTCCGATGGTGATACGTTAGAGGCCACAAATACCACTCCATCGGCCGATGGAAACTTCGATAATTACGACGGACTACAGACCGGAGACACCTTCTGATGGCTAATCAACCCTACGGATACGATCCCTTCAACCCCGCTGCTCCTGACGGAGCCGGATTCTCCCTTATAGCGGACGGTTCTGGAGGTGGATGTTACTACGGTTCACAGTACGGAGCGATGGGAGGCAGGATTGGTGTGTTCCCAGATGGTTCAGAGTATAAGCAGGACGCTGCGTCACTCAGGCAGTACGTGATCGAACTGGAGGCCAATCGTAAACTTCAGGATCTTGCTAATGTGCGTTTTACTAGAAATGTAAAACCTGGAGATGCTCTGCTTTACAACTACACAACCGGTTTTTGGGAACTTCAAGACTTTATCAGCGGCGGGGAGTTCTGACCTATGCTCTTGGAGATAGAGAATCAGCTCCATAGAAGAGTGCATGGTACCTTGGGGCAGAGCGCTGTTGTCCTACGCCTTGCTGAGGAGGTGGATGAGTCAGGAAGGGTGGCAGAACAGACGATGATAATCGTCAGTTACGCTAGCGAGAATTCCGCCAACACCAACACCGGAGCCTACATCCCCACAGTAAGAACCAGGTCCCTTAGTTACTCTATCACGATTATCCAGAAACAGGTCCAGAGGGAAGGGCACAGTTTCGCCCTGCCGATCATGGATATGATCTACGACTCCGTAACCGGTTGGGTACCTGAGATTCCGGGACTCGAGTTCCAGACAGGATTTGAACCGGGTCCGGGGAGGTTTGTTCAGGTGACCGAGGCTTCTCAGTTCATATACGAGATGACGTTCACGATCCAGGTAAATCTCTCGGATGGAAGGTTCTACTCGCAGCCCTGCGCCGCGTTCGATCCTATATCCGTCGATGACTTTTTACCCAGAAGGAAGTGCCTTCTCGATTCTAACCAGAGACTTACCGGACTGGCCGTGTGGAGAAGGACCACCTCGGTGGATCAGGTGGAGGAGTACGTAGTCGAGGACCCGAGATGCAAGCGGGAGATCTCCGATCTTCTGGAGATAGAGTGCAGTCCGGAGTACACTGGAGTGGCTACATACAGATTCGTGCCCAGAGACTCCTACTCGATAGGGTCTGATGGGCAGAGAGTGGTGGACAACTCCAAGACGACATCGGGGACTCTCCAGAAGGTCTGGAAATGCTATAAGAATGCTGTCGATCCCTATCCTGACTGGTTTAAGTTAAAGATAGACTCTGGACTCTGGAGAAACGAGATAGGGACTGTACCCAATTCCGATCCAGCCACGTCCGCTTTGCAGCCAATCCCACTAAAAACGAGTAAAAAGTAACAATGGAAGAAATCTTCTTACAGGCCCTGGAACTTCAGAATAATCTTCTGGGAGCGAGTCGACTTGCCCACTGGAATATGGTAGGACCCGACTTCTATCAGTACCACCTACTTTTTGAGCGGATCTACGGGATCGTGGAGGAGAATGTTGACGTACTCGCCGAACAGGCTAGGGGGATAGGAGTAGAGATAAAGGCTAAGATCTTCAACTCGGTGCCAGAGATCGACTGGGCAACGGCGAGGGATCTCTGCGAGGGTATCCTAGAGTTGAACAATGACTTCAAAAACGGTCTGGATAGACTTCACGAGGAGGCCGAGGAGTCCAGACTCTACGGAATTGTGAATATCGTCGAGGGAATACTCTCGGACTGCAACGTTATCTCCTACCTACTCACCTCGACACTAGACTGAGACCGTAGATATGTACTTTAAAGCCCCTAGCAACTGCTTTGGGGCTATCTTTTTATTCAGTTGTTACGCTCTCCTACCTCCAGGAGATACATACGTTATGCACTCCTCTGGAAAGAGGCCCTAGATCACCAAAAGATCTCGCTGATAGGTCAATGATCCTGCCATGAGCGTAGGGTCCACGGTCGGTTATCACTGCTGTTGTGCTTCGGCCATTGGCGGTCACGGTAACAACTGTGCCAAAAGGTAACCACCTGTGAGCTGCCTGGTTCGACCACGTATTGAATCTCCGACCAGACGCGGTAATTCCACCTTGATATCCGTCCCCTAATCCGTAGTAACTAGCCCTTCCGCACTGTTGTCCAGCTTTTGCAGAAAAAGGAAGAAGAGAGAGGCTAGCGATGGCTAGGGTGACTAACGTTTTTTTCATAATCTCCGAGGTAATGGGGCATAACATTCCAGGGTCATCTTTGCAATCTGCAATTGTTTATAGATGAATTAGAGATGTTACGACAACTACCCACTAAGCATAATAGCCAGGCCACCAGTGGCTTAACAAGTAGTTGAATTTAACTTTAAACTTCTCTTAAACTTTTAGGTAGAGAGGGCGTTTGTCCTTGATATTCGAGATAAGTGTACTGAGAGAGACGGGTCTCCGTCCCCCATTAGCAATTATACCATGAGACTGGGGGTAAAGAGTCGTGGGTTTACCATTCCGTCTCAAAAGTGTAACATTAGGGTGATTAGCTCCGACCCACCTCGAAGGTTTCTTTTGCCCTCCCATGAGGCAAACCTCCTCCTTTAGGAAGAGGTCAAAACCGTAGTTTTCTGAGAAGTGCCTATTGATGGTTTCAAAGTCCGTCATGTTACGTAAGCGTTGTTGAGAGCCCATATCACCAGTCCTGAGACCAAAGAGAAGATGATGATGGCATTGAGGATTGGATTAGGCATAGTTCGGGTGCTGAAGAGCTTTTGTGATGTTCTCGTGGGTCTGCACCACCCCGCGCGCGAAGTGTATTCGGCAGGTTGGCCAGTCCTTCCACTCCCCCTCCCATCGAGACGGATATATACAGACGTAGTCTGTAAGGGTCTGGGGTACTAACCTCCCGTGGTTGCCATTAGGCATGAGTCTGAACCTGAATAGTTCGTTGAAGGCATTACCATCATCCACCCAGTCCGGATCCTCCTTGTAGTCGAAGGCGTCCCTGTAATCCACCAACCACAGCCTCCCAGCCGGATCTATCCAGTACTGGGACATTGTACCCCCGATGCACTTCTCTATGTCCTTGGACTGGCATTCGATGTCTGTGAAGTTTTGACCTAGGTCATAAGAACTTCTGACGTAATCAAACATACCCATAATCACCTCGTTTTCTTGACTGGGTTGGCCTGAAGACTTTCAACGATTACCTCCGCAATCCAGAAAGTACTTATAAGTTGAAAAGTCCCCATTATCCCACCGGACAACGTCACACTTTTTGTACGTATCCACAACTTCAAAGTTTGATTTTTGAGGTACTGGTTGTGATGGTTGAAGTACTATGGAGTACAACATATTGAAAGTAAGAGCAAATAATGCTCCTATGATAATTCCAAGAATGTAATTTATCATCATACATCCCACTCCCTTGCTTCCCAGTCCATCAGACACATTTCACCTTGCTCCTTGTCTGTGTAGTTCTCATAAGCATACAAACGGCACTCTTTCTCTGTGCCCTCAAATAGAAGTTCGTATAATTTGTGGTCTCCATCATATGTAATTTTGTAGAGACCCCATTCATCATAGCAATCAGGAAAGAATGGCATTATCGTAGTTTCCCCCTAATTTTGTTAAGACAATCATTGAATCCTTCTACTGTACATTCCACATAAGCATTCTGAGAGTTTGCTGATTGTTCTTTCGGCAACCATTTTTCAATTGTATCCACCAAACTCCCAATATTCTGTCCAGAAGGATTATCATTAGTGAAAATTTCATCCCACCAATCGCAAATCACACCATAAAGAGTTTGTCCTTTGAGTTCCGCAACCATTTCATCCATAGAATCATCCTTTAGGTCCCAGTTGTCCTCTTTCATAGTAGGGTTTTTAAACTCCACACCCATCTGCTCTAAAAGTGTGCGGGCAAAGGTAATCTCACCATATTCAGACCCATCATCAAAGGCACATTCACCATGAGTGTAAGAATTTGGATTGTAATCATCCCCATACTTATTATAGCAGTGTTCCATCTCTGCGTAATCTTTGAGAATTTTGAGAAGGAAATTGAGTTTTTGTTCGTCAGTCATTTCCTATCTCCCAAAAGTTGTTCAAAATACTCGCCGCCTCTACCACAATATTGCCCATAGTCTCTTGCTTCCTTACAAGAGATAGGATTCTTATCTCCTGTTACTACATCACCAGTTACTTTTGGACTGTAGCATCTATCAAGTGAATTACTCCCAAAAAGATGCCCCAACCAACTTTTTTTATAGTAGATACAGTCTTTACAGAGTTTAGGTTGTTTAGTCATCAGTTGTCCCATCCAGTAAAGTAATCAGTGAAGAAATGAAATGCTAAATTAAATTTTTGTTGTTGAATGTCTACAGCAAAAAGAGAAGAACCAAAGAAAGAAAGTAAGATGTTAATACCACCAGCACAATGAATAGTAAGACCAGGGGTTTCACAATAGACCCAGAGAAGTGTTTTATTCTTAATGATACCAAACTGCCAAATATTATTCACCATTTCATCATTAAACCACTTTTTCTTATTATGTTGAAATAGTTTCATTTCAGTTCGGGTTAATGTGATAAGGGAGACAGGTGACAGTATTATAGGCAGTTTCTGGTCTAATGAGTTTCCACTCCCCCATAATTTCAAACCAGCAACGACCCTGTTCGTCGCGATAGTTATCCACCCACTCCCAAGGAGTGTATTTGACCCAACTCTTTAGAGAATTGAGATAATTATCTTTGATGGAGTTCATTTCAGTTTCCCAAACATTTTGTTTATAGCATAAGCAACAGCAAGTGCTTCTTCTTTTCCCATACAAATATACTGTTCCTGCTTATCACCTCTCTCACTATCCTCTACCATATAGGAAATTGTACATCCATCACCCCCACGATCTTGGTGGATATCCTCTACTGTATACCAATAACCTGAATTTTCTTGAATACGAAGTTGTTGAGTGATTTCAATAGTCATTTGAGTTGCTCCAGAGCATCAATAAAGTGTTGAATACAATGGACATAGTAATGGTGTTTTTGCGGAACTTAAACATCAATAAACATCAATGATCAAAACTTCCACATCAGTTGAGGGAAGTTCTTTTCCATACTGAGTAAGGGGACCCAAAGTGTAGTAATCCCATCCGGGTGTTTTCTTCACGGTTGATTTATACACGTCAATATCTTGACTTATATCCAAACCATATTCAACATCTCTCCACTGACCCACAATCTCCATATCTTCAGGAAACTGTTTCAGTTTTTCAATCAGGTCTTTAACTTTCATCGTCATTCGTTTCATTCATAGATCCATAATACCAAGTTTGGGGCCCTTGGGAACTAGGCCTTGGGCCAGTTCGCCAAGTGGCACAAGACTTTCTTACTCAAACTCATTACTCAGTCCATTCACGAAGGTCTACAATTTCATACCAATCACAACCCCATTCCCATCCATTTACGGTGTATCCTTTGGTTTTTTTGGGTTCTACTTGTGCCTTTGCTTCTTCATAGGTAGAGAAACACCCAACCCAATCACCAGTATCAGCAGAAGGGTAATAATTGTCCCCAGCAATCAGCAAATAAGGTTTGTTCATTTCAGTGCCTCAGTATTTCGTTGGGGGAGGTTAATCATATCGTGTATTCGCCGCAGGCGAAAAGTTTCTTCAGTTCGTGATACACCAACACCAGATCCCTGTCATTGCGCAAATGACCCACATCCTTTGCGCCTCGCAAAAACTCATAGAGTTCTTTCGCCTGTGTTTCTGTGAGTGTGAGTTTATACTGCTTTTGGACTTCAATCATTGCGGGCCTCCCAGTTAAACATTCGGTCATACGCCAGGTCCATTATGTCAGGTGGTACATGAGAAGTGTCGGTGGTTCTTGAGAACTTCGCCACCTCTTCGATAATGAACAGAGTTTCCGGGTCAAGGAAATCAATCATTGCGGGTCCCACCAGGCAGGAATACCTTCAAGACCTTCAAGGCGTCGCTCAATGCTTTTCTCTAGCTCCTTGAGCCGTTCAAGAGCGGTGCGGATAGTGTGCTTCTCAGTGACGGGATCGGCGCATAGTGATCCGCTACCAAGACGGCCAAGTGCTGCTAGCCCTTGCTCCGCCAAGCTCGGTGGCTTAGGGCGGCGAACGGCACGGAGCTTGTAAGTGTCCACATTTAGATCAGGATCTTGTAGCCACTCACAGCAAGCATCCAGCTCCTGGTCAGCCCCCAGCGGGCGGCTTGGGTGGCGATGTCTTGTTTGTAAATATCATGGGTCCTATAGCCTTTCAACGCCTCGTCTTGCCACTGCTGCACCAGCTCCGGCGGCGGCGTAATCGGATGGTTCTCAGTCATTGCTCTCATTTGGTGGTTTGGCCCATTGGGCTCCGTGGTTGTTCATTCTAAGTATAGCAGCGGCCAGGTCGAGTAAATCGTTCTGGACCTGCCTCGGGGTGCATTTGCATCCGCCGTTGGTGGCCACACCCTTGGGGCTCTTGATCACGCACCCGTGGTTGCGGCACCCGTTCTTGAGACGGTCAGCGAGGCGCTCAACGTCTTCTTGAAGGTCAGGGAGGAGGTATGTCATTGTTCCCCCTCAAACTCTTTCTTCAGTTTCTCATACTCCTTCCGTCTTCGTTCCTTGGCCTTAATCTCTTCTGCTTTTTTCTTCCCTAACTCCTTCATTCGTTTCTCATACTCCTTGTCGGTTTCTGGACGGTGCCTGTAAAGATAAGGATCGGGGTGGTCTTGGCTCCATTGGTCATATTCCATTACAATACCTTCCCAACCTTCATCCGATAAACTTTGAAGTTCACGAATGAGACCATCAAGGGGACCTTCTAAATCTCCCAAATACCTCTGAGTTTCTTGAACTTGGATCCGTGGTGGTTGTTTAGTCATTGGCGGTGGGAAGTGGTAGGGCGTGGGCTGGGAGCCACACGGTTTGTGGGGAAAACTCGCAGAACTCAGCAACCGCTTCGTGGGTCGCCAATGTCCAGTCAGCGAACCGGTCGTTTGACTCGCTCCGCCCCCACCAGCACCTCCCCTCCGCATCGCAATCCAACTCCCACGGCAACTCCTTGGATACAGGGATCGGTTGAAGAATCGCGGCGGCGCCGCTAGCGAGGATAAAGCGGGCAAAGCGGCGCAGCTCAGGACGCCAAGCGAGGTCAAGTCCGGCTTCATTTGCCATGTTGTCCAACTCATCATCCGTTGGTCCTTCCGGCCCCGGCAACCGCTCGCTTACGGGGATTGGCTGCGGCGTTGAACTGTCAAGGATTTCTTGATGGTTACCCCAGCGGGCAAGCACGGCGCGGGCGTATCTAATGGCATCCGTTGGCCAACAGTTAGCTTGAAAAATTAGATCAGCGGTATTCCAAAGGTCCTCATCCGTCGGCCCCTCAGGCTCGGGTTCGGCTAGGGCGGCGCGGGCGCGTTCTAGCAGATTATGATGGCACTCATCTACCGCGTAGGTAGTAAAAGCTGCATGAAGCTCAGCGCACAAGGCGCGAAAATCAGTGGTCATTGTGCATTCTCAAGTTCGGTGGCAATGGCGTAAATGTCATTAACGTCAATCACTATGTTGCACCAGCCTTCGTCCCAGTCAGTGAATTCATAGGCATTGTTCGCCGCCAAAGCACGCAGGGCGCTGGCTACGGCCCAGCGAACATGCCCCTGTGGGACATAATCAATTTCTCGATATGCTGCATCAAGCACCACCTGCGCAGCGGGGGAAAGTTCAGACATGGTTTTCGAGTTCGGTGGCGATGGCATGGAAATCATCACGAATTACGTAAAGAATATGCTCTGTGGGAAGCGAGAACAGTGCTTTAGCTGCATCGCTCGGCTCCGGCACCACCTGATCCACAGCAGTACGCAGGGCGGCGGCGAGCACGGCACCATCTTCACCCATAGGGTCTTTGATCTCATAGATCGCATCCAACACCGCCTGGGCGGCTGGGGAAAGTTCAGTCAGGATCGTTTCGTTTTCCATACCTTAATCATAGCGCGTCCTGGCCCTCGACGAAAGTAGGGGAAACCGTACCCTCGGTCTCCATGATACACTGGGCAACGCCGCTCATTGAAAGTTCCTCAGGATGGGTCCACAAACATTGTCAGCGTTACGTCCTGCTGCACTTGCAGTTTGACGACATTCCAAGTTCACCTTGTAGAGTTTCTGAAGCGTACTTGTTCGATAGAAATCTTTGGAGGTCGTTGTGAAAGTGATTGCGATAACAACAACAATCGCAACGCCACCAAAGGTAGTGATAATTCGTGAAAACAGTTCTTCGTCAGTCATTGAAGTCCTCCCCAAATAGTGTAACCATGTGCTTTAAGTAAAGCTCTCACCCCGGGGAGTGCCTGAGCAGCTCGATACTCACACCACTCAAGATCATCACCCGGTTCCCTCTCAGCATCCCCGATGTCCGCGAGGGCATCCTCGGCATACGCTAAGCAACTAAGCAGAGCATTTCTCTCGTCTATTGCATGAGAATCACTCGCAGCACTGAAGTTCTCGTGGTAGGTGAGATCTTTTCTCTGCTCCTTGGTAAGATTCTTGAAGACGTATGTTGTGTAAGTGTCAGATCCAATCATTCCGCGCCCTCCGTACCCTTCGGAGTCTTGTCAAACGGCGCCTTGAAGTAGTGATTTGCTGCGGAGTGGAAGATCATTATCCCCTCGGGATTCATAAACCCCGGAGAGGCAAAAGAACCCCTCCCTTGAAGTTCGTACATCAGGTGGTTGATCACGGCGGTATCAAACTCCCCGGAGTAGAGGGTAGGAACTACGTAACAGCAAGACGGGGTATTCTCCTCGGTCCAGACGCTCGCATTAAACAGAGAGAAACGTCTCTCTCCCTTAGTCAGATTGTACCCACGTTGGATACCACTGCCCCACCACTCTCCGTGGTGCCTTCCTGGACCGAGTTTCATCAATTCGGGTCTGTTCTCCGTCGCCCAGCGGTAAAATCCGAAGTTGTCGGAACTCTCCCCAAGCCATCTATTCCGGCTCCCGACAAACATGTCGCCGTCATCTGTGATGTAGATGAGTCCGTTGGTACCGTCGATTTTCTCGGTGACCACACACTCCTTGTAAAGGCGGGGGATCTTAGGGAAGGGGACGAAGTCTGGAAGGGTCATTGGCAAAAATGGAGTCCGTGGGTAGTGGATAGGAGTATTATAGACTATAGAAAGATCGAAAGACAGGGATGTAATAGTTCGTTACTTAAAGTCCTTAAATCTTGGAATCTCACCACAAATCCTTTCAATAGAATTTGTAAAACCACTATTTTGTGAAGCAATTCTACATTCCATATGCTTTAAGTATGCTTTATTAAACATTACCTTAGTCTGATTGATGCTCCAGTAGTCAAGTCCTACTACGGAAATTACTACAATAGCAGCAATTCCCAAAATAATAGCAAGTACTTCTCCTTCACCAAGTTTCATTTCAGGTCTCCAATTTCAGGTCTTTTGTAATTGTTGAGTTTGTTTTGGGTCTTGATGTTATCATACTCTTCCTTACAGAGTTTGGGTTTCTCAATACAATAAACAACTACTTGGTTTCTTACTTCTTGCTTTACTTCATTCGTATCATTTCCCAAATAGTAACCACCCATAAAGACCGCCGTGAATGTAATTACTACTACAAATTCAGTCATAAATCACCCCATTCAGGACCTGCTTTAAGTTCATCTAAGTTGTTCTCAATATTTTCAAGTCTGTCTATGATTTCTGTGAGAAGTCCAAACAGAGAATCATAATCAATATGTTCAATATCCTCACCATACTCTGGGTCATTATAAGTGTAATAGTTGAGTTCTTTTTTTAGATTTCTATTAGTTTTCATCACAAACAAAATTCCTTTCAATTTTGTAACCGTCTTCTTCATCCCAACAAAAACCAATAAGTTGCTCTACAATAGTAGATGCTTCTGTATCAGTTTCTTCTGAAAGAACTTTAAGTGCTTCAATAATACGAGTCAGTTGTTCGTTAGTCATAAGTCAATTCTCAACATAATGATAGATTGGTTTTTGGTTTGGTTTTTGGTATTTTCTCATCATTCTCACACAAGAGTACCATAGTGTTTAGGTCTAATTCCCCAAAGAGTAAAACGACCTTTTTCTCCTGGATTTTTGTCCCAAAAACCAGCATATCCCCATAACTCGTTCCAGGTATTCTGCCAACAAATGTTTCCAATCTTACCACCATAACTGTCAATTTTAATCATTTCGCACACCTATGATAATTTGGAATAAAGAAATTGAAAAATCGTCCTAACCAACCATTTAGGACAGCAGTATGATGGATGGTTAGTCATCCTCCCAACATGTGTTTTCATAATCCCAGTGCCGACTATCATAAAACCTAAACTCAACACTCCAACCTAAAAGTCCAATAAAAGTTTCAAAACCTGCGTGGTCTTGTCTCATAGTATAACTAATCGTAAAATCAATAAGATGACTAGTTTTATATACATTGAACTCCCAAAACTTATGAGGAATCCAAGTTTTTCCAGATTTCTCATAAACTGAGGAAAATGTCGTAGAGAATGGATTTGATAGTATAAAAGAAAGGTTAATCATTTTTGTTCTCCGCAGTTTGGACAGCAGTATGAGGGATGGTTAGTCATTTACTTATTTCACAAATTTTTATGGTTTTACAGAAAATGTGGTCTGCTGTTAATATTCCTCCCCAAAGAGCAGCGGGAGCACAGAAAGCAAGAACTGTAAAAAGAATAGCAAATCTAACATCATCCCAAAAAGACATCTTTAAGTTCCTTGTGTGTATGAGACTATCATAGCACCTCAAAGGGTGCTCTGGGAGTGCTTAGGGACAGTTCCTCAATAACTTCACATTTAAAATTACCATTTACATCTACTGTAATAGAAAGAGTTACAGGAAATCCTGTATTTACATTTCTCACAGCATTCTTAAATTCTTCTGTTTCTTTTTCCAAATGCTTTGGAACCATCACACCGTCTAAAAGTTGATTAGCATCTTCATCTCCCAGATAATAAAGATTAAGGAATTTGAGTAATTTTACGTGGTCTTCTGATGATGGTCTAACAACCGTACTAAATTCAAAATGATTTGATGGTTCAAACACTTTTAAGTTCCTCTGCTATTTTTAGTAGTTTTTCCTTTACCCAATTCTGTCCTTTGATAAAGTTGTGTTTATCAATACTGAATTCCTTATCTGGGTCTGGGTCAATGGATAATAGATTTACTGCTTCTTCTAGTGCCTCAGCAACAGCAATCTTATCATCCTGAAATGTAGGTTCTTTGCCTAGACAAGAAGCATAAAAAGCATTCATTACCTGTTGTGCTTTGTTTTTAGTCATTACAACTCAACTTGTTTTGGTAGTATTTGAGGTTTCTTGGGCACGTATCAATTAAGTCAACTTTGACTTGAAACCATCTCCATCTGATTGAGAATCCGCATAGGCTCCTGCTGCCGATACTCAGAAGAATCATTGGGAATATCTCGGAGGCGGGATACTCGTCCCATTGAACCAAGATATCGAGCAAAGCAAATTTTGGATAGAATAGAAGAACCTGAAGAAAATATTCCGCTCCGTAATCTTCGTACGTTGCGAAATTAAAGAGTTTCATCACTTGATTTTCAGTTCGGTCGGTGACTGTTGAGTGCAGACCTGATATTGATTACCCTCCTTGCCAGTGTGTCGAATGCACTCCGCCCACCGTCCGTCTTTGGTCACATTACTATACCCAGTCCCCCAATCATACCACTGTTTGGTATTCGGAAGGTAGACTTTTACTCTGCTCAGGGTTGAAGTATTATCAAACCATGCCTTACATGGCACTCCAGTATATACCTTCCCCCAGTTATTGTAGTAGACATTGCACTTAGTACTCCGGTACTGCATCTGGTAAGCGGATACCGGGATTGCGATGACGGAAGCAAGCGTGGCAAGGATCAATCCTTTCATGGTTGGGCTAGTAGGTTTCCTCCTCGCTATTATAGAGGAGGAATGAGGGGTCTGCACGGATGTGTAGACGGATCTTAACACTGTCACAGCACGATCGTAAGATCGGGATCGAATCCGGTTCCCTGACCGGGATACCCGGCGGGATTGCACACGACCCTGCACTGCTCGATGGTGTAGTTCCAGGCACGATGGACGTGACCATGCACCCAGTACTTGATCTGCGGTTGATCGATGATCAGTTGGTCTAGATCGCTGCAGAAGGCCCCATTAGCCTGGTTCCTGAACTCGTGAGGCACGGACCGGTAACTCGGGGCGTGGTGGGAGATAACGAAGACATTGTCCCGGAGCGTTCCCAACTGATCGAGGAGGTACGCACGACTCTTCCTGTGAAAACCGAAGGTATCGTTAGCGTTCAGTTTCCGGTACTTAGGACCTATCCTTATCACCTTGTAGTCGTTCATGTTGCACTCCGCCTCCATCATCTCCAGCGCGTTCTCACCACGGAAGTCGGTCCACAGGGTGAATCCCACAAAATCCCAGTCCCCGATACTCACGGTATCATCGTCCAGGAGGCAGAAGTTATCCGGGAGGTTCTCTTTGATCTTTCTCTTCGCTCCTTCGTAGTTGTACTGGTAGTACTCATGGTTACCCAATACGTAGAGCACTTTCTCGTAGTTCCTACTGCAGTCCTCCAAAAACCTACTGTAGACCGCGTGGATGTAACCGTCTGTTTTGAGGTGTTTCGCGCAGAGAATATCGCCCGCCAGGATAAGAACATCCCCCTCCCCGACCGGATAGACCTGGCAGGCAACACAGTGCTCCAGGTGCATGTCGCTAAGTACCCTGATTCTCATCGCAAGTTCCCTTCGACTATGGACTTGATCAACTCTAGGTCATCTAATCGCTGCCGAGTGAGACCGTACTCCTTCGTGTAGAAGTCTAGGTCAGTCGGATCGTCGTAGTTAGATGCCTCGCGGATATCCCACTCGAGGCACTCGAGGCACTCCTCTTGGGTTCTGGTGAAGTAGTCCAGTGTGCTAAGTACTGTGGTCATAGTGGGTTATCAGTCCCAAGGTGCGGTACGGTTCAGTAGGTCGGTGATACTTGGCAGGGTCTGCGGCGGATTATTTAAACATTCAACGAGAGTGTCGTAGTCCTCTTGGGACAGAGTTATGGTCTGTGGAGGGTAGGAACCCTTACCCCACACCTTCTCGAATCTGTGGATGTACTCCATCCACTCCCATCCGTAATTCAGTTCGCTGAAAAACTGCTCACGTAGAAGTTCTCTGTACTGTTCCGAACACCTGTCGGATAGCATGACACCACACCACAAGTCAATAACGAACCCCACCTGGCGGAAGTTTTCAGAGAGGTACTTTACCATCGGTCCTTACCGGCCAGTTTCTTCCACAGAGATCTACGGCTCCGGAGAATTTTCCCGCGGAGAAAATCATATCGAAGATCCTACCCATACCAAAACTGATCTGGAGATACGGCCAATCGGACGAATTACTCCAGTACAACGAGACCTGCACCGCGGAGTACCTTCGACCTTTCAGTATCGATACTATAAACTCCGACCCAAAACTACTTTTCTCTCCTCTTGTCTCAATCAGTTTCATTGTCATCCTCTATAAAGTTGACCAGTTCCACAAGGCGGTCCATCATGTCAGTGGTGACTGGGATCAGTTTCTCCTCTCCCCTGTCTATCCTATCACATAGATCCGTAAGGTACTGGAGGAATTCCCGTGGGTAGACGTTATCCTCGCCCAAGGTGGCCCAGAACCACCCGCGGCATTCCTCCTCGGGGACGTCATTTTTGAGCAAAGTGTAATCGCCGTAGTTACCCGTCATCAGATCCTTCCAGATCCGGAAGGCGGATCCTATGGTCCACCAACCGGTGGGAAAGACGTGAGTGAGGTAGTACTCGATCCAACCCAGTTTACGACTCCGACTCGAAGAGGGAGTTGAAGACTGGGATGAGTTCTTGGATTGTTCTTGATTGTCCATCTTGTTCTGTTTTCTGTTGAGAGACAGTTTTCGTGTTTGCTGTGGCTGACTTACGGAAGATACTATCGATCTCGATCGAGGAGAGCCAAGCATTAGCCACCGGGAGTTCGTAGATACCGTAATTATACCGCATCCAGGCCCAGCACCAAGCGTGAGCAACCTGAAAGAGAGCGGCGACTCTCTCGGCCTGTGACTCCGGACAGAGGTAGAGAATACTGTCGTGAACGCTCATGCAGAACTCCGCCTCCAACTCGTACTTACCGATAAGCCACTCCATTGCTGTCATGAAAGCGTGGAGCATAGCACTTCCGGTGGACTGGATACACCAGTTATTGCGCATCGTCCAGAAGTCGGTGCCAACTGAGGTGGGGCGGAAAGCGGTGGACATCTTCGTCCCACTGAGAGGGTTGGTGGGACATGGCATATTAGCGATCCGCGCCATCTCATTATAGGCGTAGGAGTCTGATCCGCCGATCAGGGTCTGAGAGAGCCTGGAGGCCTTCTCACCCTTCTTGATGCGGATGAGTTTCTTACCCATCTCGATCGCTTCCTTCATTAGGATATTCTTGTTACCCTTACGGATAGTGTTGGCTAGAGTCTTGGCTCCGCATCCGTACAACATGCCATAGTTACAACCCTTGGCGATAGCGCGGGTGATCCCGATCGCCTTCGCGGTCATGGAGTGCATGTCACTCCCGTCATCCTTCGATCCGGCTAGGATGGAGTGGGAGAACTGCGTGCTCCCAGCCATCCTGTGATAGGAGTCAGCGAAGATAGAGGCCACAACCGCCTCCTGGGCGTCGAAGTCCGACTGAACGAACACGTAACCCTCGGGGGCTTGAACGCGGGTCTTGATCTCACTGCCGATCTTATCGTACTTAGGATCGGGCACCGTCAGCCAGAGATTCTCCCCCGCTCGGTTTGTTGAGGTGTTGTGAGGGACTGTGGCTGGTACGATCATCTTAAAGGCGACCCCTTGAGGCGTCATGACGTCCTCAACGAATTGCTCTCTCACCCGGCTCCGTACTGACGTCCAGTACGCAACGTTGATCGCCAACTTGATAAGTTCCTTAGCCGCGGGTAAGTCGGAACTTAACTGCCCCGACTCGAAGTCATCGGCGTAGTCCTTGGTGAGAACTCCACCCACATTGACTCCTTCACCGTCCGGGTGGGGAATGCGTACATAATCGCCCAATTCCTCGTCCATAAAGCACCAGCCTTTATCGGTAAAAAAGCGGATGGGTTGACCGTCCCACTTGAGACGGAGAAGAAGGTGGGAGAGGCGATTCTTGGTGGAGATACCTTGGATAACGGGTTTGCCATCAATTAGGTCCTTCGCGGAGACACTTCTCACCCATTTTGGTACTCCATACCACCTCGAGCTGGGCTTTCCAGCCTTGGTAAGCTTAAAATTTGCCTCCCAGTCGAGCTGTGAGAGCCACGGGTCAGCCTGGATGTCCTCGTCGGTCAACTCCCCCTCGTTCCAGGACTGGTAGATATCGTTGGCCATCTCGCTGAGAATCACCTCCTGGCGAGAGATGGAGTCCTCCCACTGCTTCTCGCAGTCCGCGAACCAGTCCTCCCAGTCGGATACGACCGGAAGTTTAGCGGACGAGATACCGAAGTGTCCGGCGAGAGTCGTAAGCGAGGGATTATTCTGGAGGTACTTGAGCGCCAGAATCGCGTACAACTCGAAGGTGATCTTAACGTCGTTTAGAGCGTAGCGGATGAGATCATCCCGCTCGGGGACCAGATCGTGCATCGAGTTGGCCTCGACAAAGGAGTTACGAATCTTCTTATCCTCCTGTTCCAGAGGTATAAGCGGGCGGCAGTGGAAGTTGTAACAGTCGATGAGGTTATTCATCGAGCCCTTATCGGCCCACACCGGATCGGCCTTGTAGGTCGCCTTCTTGGCCTGTTTCTGAATATACCACCACCGCTGGCCGGAGGCGAGTCCGGAAACATTGATGTGGGCGGACATCGTATCAAACCACGAGTTGGTCTTTCCGAGGACGTAGGCCTCCTGCGTCCGAGGGCGGTCGTAGGCTACGTTATGTGCGATAAAGATCCCATCTCTTCGCCCCAGAGGCACGAGTATCGGCTCGTAGGGGATCCTGGGATCGACGAAACTGGGGTGCATCCAGATGTAGTACGCCTTGTCCGTAACCGCGGTCGCGAGGATGGGATGGGCGAAATCGCTTCCCTTCACGAACGTCTCGCAGTCGAACACTCCGATCCGCTCCTCGATGCCATCCACGATCTCTGCAGTTCCGTCGAATGGGTACTTGACCCACCCCGCGTAGAGAAAGTACTTTGTCTTATCAGGAGTGTCTGGGATATCGGTGTACGCGAAGTCCTTCATCATGCGAACTCGGTCCGCGGTGATCTCTTTGGAGATGGCGTCAAAATGGTCTTTGATCGTCGCGGCCTGGAGTTTAGGGAAGTTGAAGTCCTCGATGAAGAAACTGTCGGGGTTTTTGATAGGGAACTCCACGCCAAACTTCTCCATCTCCTCTTTGACCGAGGAGACCTTTTTGTCATCGGGGACACTGGGCTCGACCTCCTCCCCAAAGATCCGTGAGTTCATCGTATCCGAGAGCACGACGTACCCGAGTTGGTTCAGTTTCGACATAGAGAGGTTGGTAGGTAAAAGTATTCTATCATGGACTGTGAGTGGGTCAGTAGTAGATCAGGAATTCCTCACGGTCGGTGTAATATACCCCCACTCCCTCGAAGTTGGTGGCGTCGATGATACGGAGATTCTTACGGAAGTACGGGTAACCGTAGTGCCCAAAGAAGTACAAGGCGTCGGTGGAGATATGGTCGGTGAGTTCGTCAGTCTTGAACCACAGGTATCCGGGGCCAGTAAGTACAGTGTTGCGAGTCTCGGGTGTGTAGTTTGGGTCGTAGTAGGCGTGGGCACAGCGGTAGAGTTTACCGTACGACTCAAACTCTAAGGTAAGTGGTGAGGTGGTAAGCCAGTGGAGGTACTCGAGTCGTTGCTCAAAGGGAAGGTCCTTGAGGCACCGAAGCGTATGCTTTACCTCCTTCTGGGGTATGTCCTTCTCAGGGAGGATGAAGTTCTTGAGTATGTAATTCTCATTATTACCGAGAACAAACATAGCCTCTCCGTTCTGAACCATGTTCATCACTTTACTCAGCATTCTGAGCGGCGATGTTTTCTTTGATCTGCGGAAGAACGGCTTGTGGTGGATAATGTCCCCCATGAACACGTAAGTGTACCCCGGTGATCTGTCCAGTATCTTATCGAGTGTGTCCACTCGACCATGCAGATCACCAATCAGGCAGTATTTAGTCATTGTCTTTTGTCACCAGACTGCACGCTGGAGCCCACCACTTTGGTTTTTCTGTCTTCCACGTGGCAAACTTCCACTTCTCTAGATTGTAGTAGTTTCTGTAGGCTTTAACCGGATCGCACTGTACTTTGCAGTGGTCGGGCATTGCTTGGGCTGGCGACGTGTAACCAGCGTCGGGGTAGATAGAGGAAACCTCTTTGAGGTCGATGGACTTTAGACTTTCCTTACCGGAGTGTTCCTTGCCATAGCGCGTTTTAAATTCCTCGCAGAGATGCCAGGTGAGTTCCCAGGTCCAGAAAAAGTTTGCTTTTGACTCTTTCACCCAGAGGGTGCAGGGGTGGTTCTTAAACCCTCTTACCTTGTACAGATCTCCGTCTTTCTTCCTAGCGGGCGTTAGGTTATGGTAAGCAAGAGCGACACTCATCATCTGAAGATGCTCGATGATCATCTTGTTCACGTGCTTGTCACAGTGGTACTTTGCCGCGGTTTTTGGATGGTAGTCTAGGAAGAAGATGTTCATAAAAAAAAAGATCCCCTGGAGTCATATCCTACTCCGGGGACTGGGACTATGTCAAGAGTGGTTTACACGTCGTAAACTCTACACTCAGAAGCGTCGGGGTGACGTTCGCAGTACTCTTCAAACTGAGAGGGGATGGAACGTGACTCCTTCTCGGGCTGGGTTTGAGGCTGGGTGGTGTCGGTTTTAGTTTCCATATGTTTATTTTAAACTGGAATGGGAGATGAGGGATTCAAACCCACGACCTTCTCTGCGTAAAAGAGTTGCGCTATCACTGCGCCAATCTCCCTCTTTGACACGAGCTAGTGGAGATCCTCCAACTCGTCCTCGTAGGTGGATGGTTCCTCGAACAGCTCGAGGAGTTTTAGTCTGTTGGCCATGTCGGATAGTTTCTTGAGCTCGCTGTCCGGTATCGAAACTTTTTCTTCCATCTCGGTAGGATTCGGATGCGTGAGAGAGGACTCGAACCTCCAAGTCGTTAAACGGTAGCTTCTAAGGCTACTGTGTCTACCATTCCACCACTCACGCAATAGGACTGCAGAGAATTGAACTCTGTTCACACCGTTATAAGCAGTGGGCCTTAACCTATAGGCGACAGTCCCAAGATTACTCACCGGATCGCCGGTGCACGTATACTATACCATAAACAGGAATAAATATAAGTAGGAAACCGAGAACTCCCACTATCTCCGGACTATATGTATGCAATATCTCTCGAATCAACGGGGATAATTGTGCCAGAGGAGTCTTTGACAATGAATATAGCATAGTACCCGGGAAAATCCACAGAAACACCTTGTATTATACCACTTTTCCAGGTCTTGTCGTGTATAAACCCGACTCTTTTTCCTCTCATTTACCAGAGTGGACCGAAGGAACCTGCGGGAATACCGACTCCAGGAGATTTACCTGGCCCACCAGCACTCCGACTATGAGTAACGCTCCCGCGATTATCCACTTGAACTTTGCCAGATCATCAATACGGTTGTCCAGGGCCGTTATTCTCTGGTCGGTCTCTTTGACGCTTCTCTCGTGGGACTTCTTAAACTCCTCGAGTAGTTTCACTATGGCCGTGTCCGCCTGTATGCTCTGGTCGAGTCGTTCCTCATGACGGACAAGTATCTTTGCTACGTTCTGATTGGCTTCGGAGATCTTATCTACCGCGGCTTCTAGTTTTGAGAGCATCTCCTTGGAAAGTTCCTCGTAGACCGTCAGTTTCTCCTCCAATACGGCTAGTCTAACCTGAGATGTACCTAGAAAATTAGCCATTTTAGAGAACAAGGAGATCAGAACCGGTTCCTACCAATATCCTCTTTAAACATATGCCCCAGTGCGGGCTGATCCTTTGTACCTAAGCCCCCGACTGGACTCGAACCAGCAATCTTCGCGTTACAAAAGCGCTGCATTACCATTATGCTACAGAGGCAAGCACCCTCGGTAGGATTTGAACCTACGACTGACCGATTAGAAGTCGGATACTCTATCCAGGCTGAGTTACGAGGGCATGAGGCGCTTTCGCGCCTGGGCGAGGGTATCCACCTACGGTAAGCGACCTGGCAACTTATGCTGAAACCGGTTTCGCTTCTCTACGATGTGGCCTAGGGGACCCTTCGTTTAAGACACCGTTCCTTGGTGTCCCCGGCGCGGTACCGAAAGTACCAAACGCCAATCGGGGTGAGAGGGATCGAACCTCCGACATCCTGTTCCCAAAACAGGTGCGCTACCACTGCGCTACACCCCGTTGCGTCCGAAGACGACACCCCCTGTGGGACTCGAACCCACGACCTACGGTTTAGGAAACCGTTGTTCTATCCAGCTGAACTAAGGTGGCGAATGCCCCATCACCCGAAGGTGTTTAACACGTGAGACGCCTCAAGGACGCACAGAGGTGGGGGCTTTGCTCACTAGTTGCTCCCCATACGGCCAGAGTCCGGGATTGGTCACCTTGTCGGTGGCCCACAGCTGGTGTGAGCTAGGAGCAATCTGCGAGTCCACACTTTAACGCCTGTATGCGTGGCCGTGGCGGGAACTTAACGACGTTTTCCATACGACTCCGGGGTCTAGAACGGAGAGAGAAGGCAGGTGCGGTATCCCCCCATGCGTTCCACACGTGTCACTGGGTCCCATGCTCCTTTTGCTTTCCTTACCTTCGAGTGTGGTGTGGCAGGACTCGAACCTGCAACCGCCGAATAAGCTCCAGCAACACTACCAATTGTGCTACACACCATTGTGGCAGGTGGGACCCGGATCAAGTGCACCTGGAATCCTCTTTACCATCACCCAGCCGTGACCGGGGAGAGGGCTGCACTACCTGCGATTGCCTCGTTCTCCTTCGGGGGCGCCACATGGGCGTCCGGGACGGTGATTGCCGACCGCACCCTCCTTCTAATGAAGGAGAGGAGAAACCCAGGAATCGAACCTGATTGCTTCGACGAGGTGATCAAATCTCGCCTCGCAAGGCTTCCATCCGTTTCCCATGTCGGGGGAGGCCATCCCCCCGGCCTGATTACTCAGGACTTAGAACGCAGACCAGAGCACCCAACGGCTACCCGATCGTGCCGGACCTGGGGTGTTGGCTGCACCACACCGACTGAGCAGTGTGGGGTTAGAGCCACCGGCATTCCGGTTTATCTTTCCGGTGCAGAGTGGCGATTGGAGGTTTGCATTTTTCTCGCTCCGGGACTAAGCAAACCTCCAAATGGCATCCCGGCACAAGCCTACTTCCCCCTTGCCTAGTAGGCATCGCGAGAGCAAGGGAGTGTTAGATTTTCAAGGTACGGACTTGTCAGTCTGTCAATGGTCTCTTCACCAGATCCCAGGGATCACCTGGCCAGTGGTTAAGTACGAACCGACAGCTACTACAAATCCTAGCATAGCGACTCGCCCGTTGAGTTTTTCGGCGGTCTCGGTAAAGATCTTGTCCATTAGAATACTCCGAAGAAAAGTTTGCCTGTGATAGCGTAAGAGACGAATCCGGCGATAATTCCCATCATCGCCCACCGTCCGTTGGTACGTTCCTTCACCTCGTTGGGTGTGAGCATACCGTAGTTGTGGTAGTACATGGTGGGTTCTTTAGCCCACATATTCTGCTGTCCCCGCTCGTTAGTTGTTACTGTCATTAGGTCCTCTTTGAATCTCCTCAACTATCATATCATACGTGGTGGGGCCCTTGTCGGACCCCATGGCCACTATAGGTACTGTTTTATCGAGTTGGTCAGAATTTAATTCCGAGGCCCGTGGTCAGGACCGGGGAGTACGCGGCATTGGTTACACCGTAACTGTTCCCGGCGTTGGTGGTGGGGAGTTTCAGATCCGCGAAGCCCACCAGCGAGTCGGTCACTCGACCCTCCACACCGAGGGCGAATACAACCTGACCCTTCTCACCGATGGCGGACTGGAAGTTGGAGAGGGTGCTGTTCACAAAGGGTACCTGGTAGCCCACGCCGGCGTAGAGGTTGGCTTTGCTCACCCCTACAGCGGATTTAGCGAGACTGAGATCGTAGGAGACCATAGCACCACCAGCGGCCCCGATCTGGCCAGTCGGAGCCCCGACGAGGTTGACGTAAGGGCGGATGGAGATGGCATTCTGGTTGGAGAAGGTCTTCACCGCGTAACGTCCTTGGATGGTCGCTCCGGAGACAGTGCGGGTGGCCCCGTAACCATTACCGCCGACTCCCTGCGCGTTGAGCAGGACCCCGGCGCCAACGTAGTTACCAACACCTTGGGCCTTCTGGGCGGCGGCGGTCTCAAGGGCACCCACACGGGAGTTGGTGGAGGCAAGTTCCTTGGAGAACTCAGCGCGAAGAGCGGCGGCGGAGGCAGCATCGGCGGCGGTATAGAACTCCGTGATTCGGTCAAGACAGGAATTAACCAGAGCCGCCAACTCAGCGCGAGTTGCAGGCTGACCGGGTTTGAAAGTGCCATTGGGATAACCGACTACGCACCCGTACCGCGAGATCAGATTCGAGATCGCCTGGTACGACCACTCTGTGGGTTGGACGTCGCGCAGTTGACCAACGCTGGTTACTTGAGCCACTGCGGACATCGGAGCAATCATAGTAACTGCGCTGAGAGCGCCAATTGCTGAGACGAACTTTTTCATACTTTGATAGTAATTGTAAAACGGAGGAAGGGGTTACGCGTCTTTCTGGACTATCTGCCTAGCGACTACGTTGTTATCCCCTAAGCGGGTAACCGGGATCGAACCGGTGACTGAAGCTTGGAAGGCTTAGATGTTACCTCTACACCATACCCGCGAGATCTGATCGAGACTATTGATTGTTTAAAACTTTATTAAATCTTTCAACACTTTAGTTTAGAATGAGAGGAACGATTGCCACTAGGTGATAAACGTTCCTCGGGACTAATCTAAACCATCAACCCTCTTGGGATGAAGTGGAGAAAGCTTCCTTAAACCCCTCCACGGCAGCCTGAGCGACTACTTTATCGTCCTCAACAGTCGACCCCGATACACCGACACCACCTAGAATGGTGCCATCGGGTGCCACCAGTGGGATACCTCCAGGGAAGGTGATCAGGCCACCATTGGAGTGCTCGATATTGTAGAGACTACCCCCAGGCTGTGAGAGTTTACCGATCTCTTCCGTCTCCATGTCGAAGAAGGTTGCCGTACGGGCTTTCTTCACCGAGATATCTACGCTTCCGACCCAAGCACCGTCCTCTCGAGCAAATGCTACTAGATTCCCGCCTCGATCGACTACCGCGATGTTCATCTTGGTGCCCAACTCGTTGCTCTTCTTGAGTGCCGCATTCACGGCCTGGATTGCTGCTGCGAAGTACATAAGTGATTTGTAAGTACGTGGGTATTATACCAGGTATTAGCGGTGGGAATAGGAACGGTACATGACATCCCAGACCCCCGTGCACGCATCGTGGTAATGGTCGTCTGGGATCGCGTTCTTGAAGTTAGTATAGTTGAGTGATTTCACGAGTTTCTCCATCACTTCGATAACGTCCTCACGAAGCACCCAGGCCCTCCACTGGTAATCGCTCGGAGTCTTCGAGAAGATGTCAGCCTGCGGAAAAACAGAGGAGATATGGTTCCGCTTTCTTGACCGGACTAGGAGTCGTTCGTTATTTGGATCGTTCTTATCAGCCACTACCGATATAAATCCTGTCGGAGTAAAAAGCCACATAACTCTGGTACCTTTGCGGATGGGATGGGACGTGTTCCACCTCACTATCATATCATACTTCGCCTCCCTGTCAACCCCCAGTAGTTTAAAGTTGTAATAAATACGAGATACGACCTGTTATGGCGCAGACTAAGAAGTTCGATGTAAAATACGGCATAACCGTAGACGGTCTGCCGTTTGTCGACGAGAAGAGGAACGTCACCGTAAACGACCTGACCGTTCGTGGCGTATCGACAGTCGTCGATACAAGAACCATTACCTCCGTCGACCCGATAATCACCCTGGGAGATTCGGGTAAGCAGTACACGGCTGAGTCCATCATCGCCGGAACCCCGGGACGTATCAAGTTCGCTCTGGAGGATTTCGATGACATCGCCGTAGGAGATGCCGTAAAGTACGAGTTAGGAGCGGGTGGGACTCTTCCGACCGGGTTGACAAGTGGCAATATATACTACGTAATCAGTAAGGATAGTAGCGTAACCAGTTCTAACTACAGAACTATAACGATCTCCGGTACCCAGGGTGGTGTGGCTATCGCCATCACCTCCGCCGGCAGTGGAAGCCAGAAATTCACGTTGAACCCACTCAGGGACCTTGACCAGGACCTGGGTATACAATTCAACTACGTTGACACCACTCCTAAGAAGGGTTTTTTCGGTTACAAAGATCTTACTAACAATTTTACCTTCCTGCTGGACGCCACTTACAACGGCTCCAGTACGCAGTCAGATGTCTCCTCCCCAAGGCCGGACTTCACGGGAACAAAGGGTGGTATCGAGGTCAAATACGCGAAACTGGAGCCATCGGCCGCGCTCACGGCTTCCTCCCCGGCATTGGATATCGACCAGACATGGAACAATGCCGCAATCGCGTTCAAAGCCTTCGAGATGGATATCACGGATACGGCGTCCGATGCCTCCTCGAATCTTATCGATATTGCCGTAGGAAATAATCAGAAGTTACTGCTCCGGAAGGACGGAGCCCTGTCCGTCAACAGTTCTGCGTACAATGGCACCCTTACCATCGACCAGGGTCTTATTGCCACTACGAAACTGATCGCCGGTACGGCGGTTTGGAGCGATGCTAACAGCATATTCTACGGAATAGATATCTCTGTGATGAACTCCGCGTACGCCGCGGGGTCCAAGCTCATCAAGCTTAGTGGAGGTAATAACAGGACCTTCTCTGTGGATATAACCGGGGAGATCGACTCGGAGCAGACGTGGAATAGCTCGAGTACCATCTTCACGGGTATAGACCTCCAGGTCACGGAGACGGACTTCCAAGCCGGGTCCAAACTCGTAAACTTCTACGGATCGCCGAATCGTTACTTCTCCGTAGATGCCTACGGTAAGACGGACAGCAAAATCGAGTTCACTGGTGGCACGCTCCAGACCGCCGCTAAGGTCAACGTGATCGACACGTCCTCCGCGGCTAATTCCCTTCTCCTCGATCTGCAGGTCAGTGGGGCTAGTAAATTCAGCATCGATAAGGACGGGGATGTTATCGCCAGTACGGCAAGTTTCAAGGACTCCGTGGATATCCAGGCACAGCCGAATGGATCGGGTACCTACGAGGATAACACGAGGATTCAGACATCTTACGTCACTATCGCGGCTGGTACCGCCACGGCCACCACAGTGAATACGTTTGATAGGACCCAGTACGTGACCGGTAAGTACCTGGTTCAGATGAGGCAGGGTGTGAACTACCACACCGCTGAGGTCCTTCTCATCCACGACGGAACAGTGGCGTACCTGACCGAGTACGCAGCAGTCTGGAACTCCTCGATACTAGGGACACTCGATGCTACTATCTCCGGGGACAACGTGAATCTCACCTTCACCGCCACCGCGGCCACGGTAGCTGCTAATGCCCAGGTTCAGGTGAGAATCGCTCGTGTCTCTATGACGGACTGATAGGTTCCTATTTTAAACTGAAGGGTTGGGGCGAGTTAGTTACCCTGGCCCCTGTACCTCTTCTTAGCACCGTTCCTCGCGGAGGCGGATAGTTTCGTGTTCCTTGACTTTCCCTGCCTCGTGGTTTTAGGCGAGGTGAGAATGAGTTTCTTACCATTTTTAACAGTTACTCTTGCCATAATCGGTCCGGTAGTGGATTGCCGTAGTATTATATCACCTTCTGATCATCTTAATATCGTACGACTCAGGATTGAAGTACTTGATGACGTAGTTTATCAAAGCATCTGCTAGAATCTCGCCACACGAGAACATGTCTATTGCCGCGCAGTTATTCTCGGGCCATGTGTGAATGGAGAAATGGGAGGTACTAAGCAGAGCCAGGTAGGTGTAGCCTCCCGGCTCGAACTTATGCGACGATTCGCCGACCACTTCCGCCATACACTCGTCTAACGTGGGTCTTATGAAGTCCACAAAACCCTGCATCTCTGTAAGGAGTAACGCGTCGGCGCCGTAGATGTTAAGTAAGAAGTGCTTTCCCATTAGTTAGAAGTTAAAAAGGTATATCTCCGAGTTCTTTGAACCTAGAAATGATGAAGAGTCTTTAAACTCCGGAACGATGATATAGTCGAAGTCCGGAAAGCACTCTCGGTAGTCCAGTTCAACTCTACCTCGGACCTCAAATTGAGCGGAGATGAGTATCTTTCTACCAAACGACGCAAACTCCAGTACGACTCTTACGAACTTCTCCAGATTAGATCTACTCCACACCCATCCGGCGCCGAATTTCCCGAATTCTCTGGGAAGGTGGGAGTAGACAATCATGTCGTCAGTTATTACATTCTCCTTGAAGGAGAATAGGTCCTCCTCACGAAAGAGAAGGTCTTTTTCTCTACTCACTTGGGAGGCGTTCAAAAGCTGATCTAACTTCAACTTAGATGGAAGATACGATCCTTCGTACCCATTTAGTCTGTACCTGTGAGTAAAATTGGATTCTAACCAGAGAAGGTACAATTCTGCGCAGTCTGCCCAAGATCCTAGTTTTGTCGGTCTCTCGTTGAATCGCTCTCTGGACTTCATGAACCTCCACTTGCTGCTCCCCCTCTCACATAACCCTTCTAGAGCATGTCTCACTGTGGAAGTCTTAATCCACTGGTGCATTCTCACGATGTATGGCTCACGCGTAACTCCCATGCCACCCCTGGATAGGTAGAGAAGTCTTCCTGTAGTGAGGTTAACGTCATAGATTAAGTAGTCTAGTATCTCGGGTTTTTTCGATATAAATCCGTCCAGGAATCTGGGTTCTCTGCCGGGGTACCTAAACGTGAATAGTTCGTCTGTCAAATTTTCTCCAGCTTTTTCCATTGTAAAAACAGATAAGATCCTGTGAGTAGAACCGGATAGTACCCGGCGGATTTATAACAAATTTCGGTTCTCCAAAAGTGCTGTTAAGAAGGTACTCGGTGTACTGTTCGGTGTTCTCCACGATCTTTATCGCTTTACTGAGTATTAGAAAGACTTCAAGATTAGTAAACGTGAGAAAATCGATGGCGTACACGGTCGGTTCCGGGAGCGTGAGTTCACTGGTAAGTCTTCCGTAACCTCTGGAGGTAAGATTCTTGAATGCGAAAGGCGCGTACTTATTACCGGAGTTGGCGAGATCCCTTAGTACCGGAAGACTCTTGGGTTTTATCTGCGCGTAGATATCGGATGTTACTATAGTCTTCATGAGTGATCGTTGATCAGGTCGAATAGGAATTGTCGAATGTAAAGTTCCGCGAATGACTCGGAGAAGTACGCTTTGAGTATACCTTGAGCTGGATCATTTAATCCCATGTGCAGATCGTAGTTCCTCTGTGACTCCAAAGCCGAAGGGACAAATAGTAAACCGTCCGATTCCGACAGTAGAAGTCTGTATCTTACCAGGAAGTCCTTGGTTCTGTCAAGAAAATCGCCGTAGAAATCCGACCGGTCTTTCCTCATCCAAAACCGCTTGGAGAAGTAGGTACGTAAGTCGTAGAACTTGGAGTTCTGAATTGACGTCTCCGGTAGGTCTCCTAGGTACCTCTCGATATATCTCTGCAGGTAGGGTTTTGACTGGCACAGTGGATGAAAGTCGACGCCCCCGAAGAATTTTTTACCCCCTATCCGCAGGTACTCACAACCGAAAACCGGAGAATCACTCGAGGTGGAAGGGTAGATGACGAGAGTCTCGGCGGAGAACTTCTCGGGGACTGATAACTGGCACAAGCGGGCTCTCCTGATACTCTCTCCCTCCCACGCCGTAGACTTTATCTGGGCGTTACCCGATACCTCCAGATCACCGAGCCAGTCCGGCAGCGTGTCCGACCTACTCCAGTCCCGGAAGAGTTCCGATACCAACTCGTCAAGTACCATCATCGTTAGACTCCCATGACCTCCTTTCCTCCTTCCTCAGTTTTTTCAGTTCCTTGTAAAGGTTCTTGATCTCCTGGTAAGCATTCTCGGGGGACATTTTATCCGCGATCTCAAGACCCGCGATAAGTGCGACCTTGTCACCAAATCTTGCAAGTGCCCGCTCGAAGGCGGTGAGATCCTCGTACATCACTTGCCACCCAAGGAGAAACTCGAGAGCCTGGAGGTGGCGTCGGACTTCAGTGCGGATAGGTCCTTCTCGAGCGAGAGGATCCTGGTGGAGAGACGGTGCCGCTCCGAGATAAGTACGCAGATCAGAAGGATTAGAGTGATCTCAGTCATTGCTTGTAACGCTCCGGTAGTAGGTGTTATAAATGATGAATCGTCTCAGTGAGGGTGTCACCCCGAGACTCCTGCAGCACTCGGAGTATGAGTGCCACTCATACCAGGGAGTTGTCGGATCCAGGGAAGAAAACTGGGTCGCCCTTGCCGTGCAGAGACTTCGCGAAAAGCTCAGAGTAACGTTCCAGAAACTCCGAGGAGAACGACATAAGGTTGTTGTCGTCGAGTCTTGCGTGCATTTCATTGAGTTCGATCCATTCTTCTTGGAGCATGAGGAGAACCTCCGGTGAGTTAGTTAGTGCTGTCCGTTTTCCGTATTTCCAACGCTTTCCTTGACTTTCTCTTGAGCCAGAAGGTGTCAAACCGCAGACGTGGGTAAATTCTGAGCCAGAAGACGAACCTATTTACCTTCAACCGCGCGATCTTAGTCAGTAGTATGATGTAGGTTGCAACATTTCTGTCAACCACGATCATATAGACTACTATCGAGAACAACACGAGAAGTCCGTAGTAGTAGAGTTCTGGGTAAGGCATAGATTGTCTGCTTCTAGTCTACTTTAGACCGGGTTGATGGGGTTTGTCAAGAGGGGCGAGGTGTATTTGTAGACAAAAAAAAAGGAGACCCACCGGGGGTCTCCTGCGTTATCAACCGATCGCGGGAGCAGTAAGAGCCACCGGGATGGCCTCTACGCTCGCTAGGTCGAGGGGGAAGTTGTGTGCGTTACGCTCATGCATCACTTCCATACCCAGGTTGGCGCGGTTAAGCACGTCTGCCCAGGTTGGGATCACGTGGTTCTGACTGTCAATCAAGGACTGGTTGAAGTTAAAACCGTTCAGGTTGAAGGCCATCGTGCTAACTCCCAGAGAAGTGAGCCAAATACCAACGACAGGCCAAGCAGCCAGGAAAAAATGAAGACTACGAGAGTTGTTGAAGGAGGCATACTGGAAAATCAGACGACCGAAGTACCCGTGAGCGGCTACGATATTGTATGTTTCTTCCTCCTGTCCGAACTTATAGCCGTAGTTTTGGCTCTCGTTTTCTGTAGTCTCACGTACGAGACTAGAGGTGACAAGAGATCCATGCATAGCAGAGAACAGAGCACCACCGAAGACCCCAGCAACTCCCAGCATGTGGAAAGGATGCATAAGAATGTTGTGTTCTGCCTGAAATACAAGCATGAAATTAAAAGTTCCTGAAATGCCAAGAGGCATACCATCAGAGAATGAACCCTGACCAAAGGGATAAACCAGGAAAACAGCAGTAGCAGCGGCAACAGGGGCTGAGTAAGCGACAAAAATCCAAGGACGCATACCCAGTCGGTAAGAGAGTTCCCATTCACGGCCCATATAGGCAAAGATACCGATCAGGAAGTGGAATACCACCAGTTGGTAGGTACCACCATTGTAAAGCCACTCATCAAGAGAGTTCGCTTCCCAGATCGGGTAGAGATGAAGCCCGATAGCATTTGAGCTTGGTACTACGGCACCAGAGATGATGTTGTTGCCGTAGAGTAGGCTTCCAGCGACGGGCTCGCGGATGCCATCGATGTCGACTGGTGGAGCCGCGATGAAGGCCACGATGAAGCAGATTGCCGCGGTGAGTAGACATGGGATCATAAGAGTCCCGAACCAGCCCACGTAGAGCCGGTTGTTGGTCGATGTCACCCACTTGCAGAACTGCTTCCACTGATTGCCAGCTTGACGCTGGGCAATTGAAGAAACTGCCATAGTGTTAAGATTTCGATGTTCTAGGTAGAGATGCCAGGAGAGAGATTTCCCCCCTTGGAGATCCTATTATACTACAACTATGTCATGATATCAAGACATAGTAATAAACCTTAAACATTTATAACGGACACGGAGTCGAAGTGTCATGGTCTGCCCAGTACCGTAGTTCATCACGGAGTAGAGGTAGAATGGTCTGGTAGTTATCCACCAGACGTAGTGCCTCCTCGTAGTTTTTAACTCTTAAGATGTTCTGTAGTTCCTCTCCGCGTATAAACGCCACTGGATCTGACTCATTTAGGACTACAGGGATGGCCTCGTGGACGAGTGCTTGCATGTACCTATGGAGCGGAAGTTGATCCATTCCGGGGTCCCTTGTTATAAGGTGGGCCTTAGAGGACGACATGATACGCCAGGCTTTGGGGAATCTGATAGAGGACCGCTTCTTGAAGAGAGTACCTCCGTAAAAAGAGTTTTCGTGGTTGAGTAGTTCCTCGCCGATGGATCGTAATCTCGCCTTTCTTTTGGTCTCGTTTGATCTGGACGCTCCTATGTAACAGAAGTCCAGAGTCTTTTCCTCTGGCGCGAATAGTCCCCTTGCGAGTAGAAGTTGTTCAGTGAACACCGGACAACTCTTAAAGTTCAGACTTGGATTCTTACTTCTCGCAGCGTCGTATCCGATCTCCCAAAAAGTCCCCGACGTAACGTGATTCTCGATCGCTTTGTGGAGACTTCTGTAACCCTCGTTAGGACCTCTTTGTTTATATCCCGACAGGTAGTAACAACTCTCTCCTTTATCTTTGAGAGTCGCCATTAACTTACTATGACTCATCGACTCGTTGTTATCAACTACCAACCTACAGATTTTCTTGACTCCTGGGAGAATATTCCGAAGCACCCCGAGCGCGTGATCGTGCATCTCCCTCACTCCACCCGGGATATTCGGTAAAGCCTGGTGCAACCACAAAACTTCCGGCTGTGTTTCTCCATCCCACAACTCCACTCCAGTAAGTGGAATCTTGGATTCCGGATCCTCTGGCATAGTTTTCGCCACCGCGACTCGGAAACCCCAATCCCTGCAGAGTTTAGCCATAGCGGCTATCTCCACGGAGATCAGGGTGTTCGCTCTGGTTACGTTGTAGATAGGAAATCCTAGGTAGGCAATGAGAACTAAGGGTTTGTCCAATTTTCGGCAGGTGACTCGCTAATACACGGTTACTTTAACCGGGTAGAGTCAGTTTTTTCTTACCCATTCCCTCAGAGCGGTCTCGATGTCCTTGATCCGGTCATTCTCACGACCCTCCATAAAGGAGTTCCACGACTTACTGCCACGTTTAGGCATTCCGCTCTTAATCGCGGCCTCTTTCATCTTATCGAGCTGGATTTTGCGCTCCGCGCGCCCCTTTCGAGTCGAGATCTGCTGGGTGTGATTCCAATCCTCCTTAAATCGGTCCCACTCGGCCTTTATATTCGTCTTTCCGGCCACCAAACTGAAGAATTTGGTCAGTTCGGACCTTCTCATGCCCAATTCCTTACCCTCGGCCTTGATTCTGTCCTTCGGACTGGGCATTTTCACCCTGCGGGTGCCGGAGATAGTGGTTGTCTTAGCCTTCTCGATGCCAATATCGGCCATACTCACCAGTTTACTCCTGCGTGGGTCGGAAAATCGCCGAAATTCCTGTACCTGGGAGATGATGTGCTCATCCATCTTGGCCTGATCGGTAACAATAGCGGTCAATTCGGCCACTTTGGCCATCAGATCGGTCCTCTCCGCCTCCAACTCGAGCTTTTCGGCCCCAACAAGGCGGCTCAGTGGCATTGATAGGACCGTTTGGGCCTGGATGTCGGTCAACTTCCACCGTTTTTTAAGTTTCTCGGTGGCGATCTCCTTGGTTTTCGAGCCCTTGATGAGCCTGATTACCTCGTCGATGTCCGCCAGAATGGTCAGAAGGCCATCGAGAAGGTGAATTTTACCCCCGAGTCGGTCGCATTCGGCCTTATAACGGCCTCGCAGGGCCTCGCATCGAGCCTTGTACCACTCCGCGATGATGTCTTTTACCCCAAAAATGGTTGGAAGGCCACCGGAGATGGCCGTAGCGTTGACTCCGATGGTGTCTGAAAGGTTCGTAAAGGCGAGGAGTTGGGAGATTACGGTATTCGGATCGGCACCTGGCTTCAGGATGACTTGGATCTCGATACCTTCACGGGAGGAGTGGTCCTGCGCGTCGGTAACTCCGGTAATCTTTTCAGACTCAACAGCGTCCTTGAGCTTTTCGAGGAATCTTTCCGAGCTTCCGCTAGCCAGAGAGGTAATAGTAATAGCATCTCGAGTCGATCGTTTTCCGTGGTTGATTTTCTTTACCTCCCAGGTACCGTAGGTCTTGAGACTTCCGGCACCTTTCTCAAAAGCATTAAACACCGCGTCATCGGCCAGGATCCGAGCACCGTTGGGCAGGTCCGGACCCTTAATGAATGAGAAGAGACGTTTTGGAGTGATGTTCCTATTTCTGATGTACTCGACAGTACCCTTGAGCACCTCGGAGAGGTTGTAGGAGACGTGGTTGCAAGCGTAGCCAGCGGCGATGCCTTGCGCCCCGTTGATCAGAAGAGCCGGGATCGCGGGGACGATCTCGATGACCTCCTGAGTCGATCCGTCGTAATTATCCCGCCATTGGCAACTATGCTTGTCGATCTCACCGACATATAGAACCTGGGTAAGGCTGGTGCTCTTCACCTCAAGGTACCGCGCTGCCGCTGGGGCGTCCTCGGAGATGGATTGGCCGACGCTTTGGCCGGATTGGATGCTACCTCCGACATTACCGTGTATGTCGGTAAGTAGGTATCTGAAGCCATCCGCCTGACCCATATTGATCGCGGTCCCGGCACATCCGCCTTGGGGGTGATAGGAGCCGAGGACGTGTCCTTCGAGCCTGGAGACCTTCTTGTACTGGCCATCGGGGCGGAGGTTCAGGTCTTTGAGGCCTAGGATGATGCGGCGCTGAGCGGACTTCAAGCCATCGATGGAGGATGGGAGGGCCCGGTTGAAGATCGCAACCGAGTAGGCTAAGTAACTCTCCCTCAGCTCTTGGGTAAGGGATACTGGGAGGATCTCTGTCGTCACAGGCAAGAAGGCGTATGTACTCGAGTCACTTTACCACGGAACCGAAGGGGTTCTCGACCTCCTTTATATTTCTTGAGAGAAGGAAGTACCCGACCTCCGGGTTGAAGTACTCCAGGTAAGTCTCGTGGCCGTCTAGGAGAAAGTTATTGTAGTAGTCTTTTACGATATCCAGCTCCTCGGCGTCCTCCTGCATATCGACTGGATAGATCGATTTTAAGCAGAGAAGCTCGTCGTTATAAATACTGTATATCTCCACCACCTGGCCGAGTACCGGATGCTCAAAATTGACGTTGTATGTAGTATGATCGACTCGTAGTACTTTGTTGATGATATCGGTCCTATCCAGGAACTCCTTCTCGACGAAGATCTCCGGCCATTGCCTTTCTTTTCTCATTATTACGGTTTAAGGTTGGATAATGGCTATACTACCATAAACAGTTCTAACATCTAGTCCCGTGGTTTTTCAAAAAGAATCTAGACCCAAAGTCGTCAAGTACAGAACTATCCGCGTCCGCGAAGAAGTTGCCATGCAACTCGATGAGTGGAGGGATCTATTCGAGGATGCTTCCATGTCCGAAGTGCTCTGGAGGATCTTCTCACTGGCCCGCAGGGAGCTCAAGAGAGTGAGGGACAAAAAGCGTAAGGTTCACGAGAGGTTTATTACCGAACGTCAAGAACCAGAATCCTTGGTTGACATAGGCAGGGATATCGAGGTAGAATGACGGAGTAATCGAGCCAGGAAAAATGGCCCAACAAATCAAGAAACTCTTCCGAAACAAACCGTGGATCGAGTACCAGAACGACGTCTACCGCCAGGAGCGGCGCGCAGGGTACTGTGGTGTCTGTGGCAAGAAGACAAATTACAAATCCGTATACGCGGTGGAGTACTGCTGCAGTGAGGAGTGCTCCAGGGAGATGTGGTACGACATCTTTGTCAAGCTTCTGACCGATCGCAAGCGTGGAAAGTGAAAACCACCAATCTGGATGGGATCTTGAGCAAAGCTCAAGACGAGTCGGCCACAGCGGATGAGTTGTGGGAGGTGTGGCACGCCACCAGGTCCGTGCGGATCCGCAAGGCCATCGCCTCCAACCCTAACGCCGGACCTAAGATCCTCTCGATGGCCTCAAGGCTGTACCTTGAGGAGGTGCTTGAAAACCCGGGATTCGAGATGCTGAAACTCTTTGACTCCGATCCGTGGGTGACAAGACTCACGGAGGCCTACGAGGATCCCGATAAGTACCTCGCCACTTACGGCCGGTACAGTGCCGTGGGGATCGGTAAGGACCTCTACACAAGGGCCATACTGCTCAGCAAGAACCTAACGCACTTCGCGCTTGACACCTGCCTCTGCTACGGATCCAGGGCGGCTCTGGATAGGGTAATAAAGAACAAAGCGGCATTGCAGAGGATCAGAGACCTTATCGATAGCGGAGAGAATAAGTACGAGGTGAGGTCCGCTGTGGTCCTGTATGCTAAGGGTATCGTGGATCTGGAGGGGTTCCTGAGAATTATCTCAGTGTGGCACTTTGGTTCCGTATCCACCGAAAAACGCATCTACACCGAGTTCTCTAAAAAGATCCTGGAGAAGTTCGCTCTAGAGCAGGACGAGGGGAAGAAGGACCTCGCGGTGAGGGCTTTTATCAAACTACTACTGATATCGAGATCTCACGCGGTGAAGTGGTGTTTCCCGAATATGTACCCCTACGACGAGGGTTACGGGAACTACAAAGAGTTCCTAGTGAGATCGTTGAAGGTCGTAAGGGACGTTGTGAAAAGCCACCCCTCGGCCAGTACTATATACGGTCATTACGACGCGGTGAAAAGACGGGTGAGTGATTGTGTCACTAGGGAGTTTTATGATTCTAGTAGGACCCCTTCGGACTTCGAAAGGATCCGTGAGTTCTTCGAGTCCAATGGCCTGGTTGATCTCGCCAGCTCGATGAACACGTTTTACATCAGAGACGAGTCGTGGTGCGCCATTATAGATAACTGCTCGGTGGAGACTAAGGAGTTCCTGGTCAAGATGGGCTGTTTAGGAGTTCGGTTTCGTGAAGGTGACGGTCTCAAGTCCAAGATCGTGAACGATGTCAACAACGCGATCTACGAGCGGGAGGGGATCGGACCTGGACTCCTATTCAATCACTGCTTTATCGGCGGGAGTTTAACGCTGGATCTGGATAAATCTTTCAAGAGCAAGTTGTCATACTGACCGGACTGGATAGCGTACAGTCTAGATGACTCTGTTGAGTGCTCCTCGCCGTACTTAAAAGCGGTGGGGAGCATTTTCTTTGACACGATCTTCTTCAGATGGGCGAGGACCTTCTCCGGCGTGTCGAGACCTTTGCCCTCGAATCTTTGGATAAGGGACTCCAGCTCTTCGACGGAGAGACCGTGAAACAGAGTCGATAGAAACATACCGAAGTCGAAGACCTCCGCGGGGACCGACTCGTCGGCGTGTCTCTGCTGGTAGAGTTTTATCGCTTTCTGGTAGCAGTTGAATACCGAGAGGGACTCCCTAGCCTCGATGGTCCTGTCCAGTTCCTTCTCTATGCGCATTAGGGCCCCAGCCACGGCGCCGCTTCCCAGTCTGGACACAAGTTTCTTATCGAGTATCTGGTCCATGGTCAAACGTTGCACCCCGCAGAATTGGTTTTCCCACTCCTCCAGAAGTGAGAGTTTCTTGTAATCCTTGGTAGGCTCGCGATTATTCTGATTCCACTTGAAACCGTTGAGTCTAGCGAACTCGAGTCTACTGGAGTAGTCGGTAGGTAGTTTAGTACTTAACTCACTTACTTTTTTACTAGTGGATGCTACCGACTTACCGACAACTCCATCCACGAGGGATTTGATGGCGTAGGGAGCGTAGGCGTTGCCCTGTAGCGCCTCGGCGACCTTCACGATCTGGTTTATCCGTCCCTTTGAGAGTTTTATCTCCACGATCTCCTGTTTCAAGGACTGGATCTCGAGCTGGGCACGTAGGTACATCGACTCCATCCTGGACTCGGCGGCCCTCTGCTCGTTTCTGAGCGTGTATATGTCCCCCTCAAGCGCGTTAACCTTGTGGATAAAAGCACCCATGGCTAGTTTTAGGGTGTCAAAGTACTTTCTTAGCTCCAGCTCGGAGAGAGTTCTACCATCGAGGTCTCTCAGGGTACTGACAAGCTGCTCTCTGGACTCCGGAGAGGTTATCTCGGCCAACTTGTACGTATCTGTCAGTAGGACTATCTCTGAGTCTCTGGTCATGGCAAAACCTGATTCTAATCAACTTTAACCTACGTGGGGATAAGTTTTTAATAGTAAAAAATCACGCGTTTTCCACCTCACCGAAGAGGTTTTTTTGCGCTTTTTTCCATCGAAAATACACCCCTAGCCCCCCTCACATTTTAGCTAAAAAGAATGTGAAGGGGGGGGGGCCTGTTCACATTTTGGAGTTTTGTGAGAAGGACTTACCAGCCAGAGGCGGTCTAGACGCTGCAAGGGTTTTGCCAGTCATGACCGTCTAAAATAGACCGTATTTTAACCCCCCTTCACACTTTTATTGACAGCCCCCCTTCACATTTTTCGCAAAACGACGCAGTTTTGTGCACTTTTTCTCAAAAATGTGAGGGGGGCCCCTGTGACAATAAACCACGTGTTTTGTGACAAAAATCTGGACAACGTATCGCCTGGAGCGTGACAATATTGTGACAATGCCCTTTTGGGCCGCGACTCCTTGACAACGGGGACTCCTTATGGTAGAATATCTCCATAGTTCAGGAGGACGCACCTCGTTTAAAGACCAATGAGCCCATGTCAGCTTTGTAGCAACTGACCACTACTGGTCCACGTTGTGACAATCGGGTCCGTGGACCCTATCGCCGGCCACAACCGTCCAGCCGTGACTGGCG